TACTTTGTGTCGTGTATTTGTTTTGTTATTTTGTAACTTTATTATACTTCGATAACTCGAACGTGTCAAGTGTTTTACTTCTATTTTTCAATTATTTTTCGAGCTGTCGAATTAGTGCGTGTAGCATCTTTGCAACGCAAAGTGCTATTCTTTTTTATCTCTTTATCTATCTTTATCTCTATCTCTTACTCTATCTCTAATTATGGTGTAGAAATCATGTAAGAAATCTTACAAGGTTTTATATATAGGAAATGTTTTTCGCTTCGATTTTTCGACTTATTCACATTATCAACATTCTTCCTGTGGATAACTTCAGAACTCAGATTGAACTTTGCAGAACCGCATTTTCAGCATATATGGCTATAACATCGTACACGCTTCTATACCGGCTTTTAGCTCTTAGGCATAAGTTAGTATCTAAAAACGTCTATCGTTACTCAGGCACATTTCGTCAAATTTGAAGGGGATTTTTTGTGAATTTTGTATATTGATTTATTCTACGGACTTGCTCCGCAATAAAAAAGAAGCCCCGGCAGAACACCGGGGCAATGTGACATATTTTCCTTTTTGACCAAAAGAGGTGTGCTTAATTTTCTTAGTTTCTTGCCTTAAAGGCATTATTTGATGTATACCTTGCCATCGTAATAAGCAGCCATCCAACCGCTCGGTGCTTTCATCCAGATATCGTTTCCGACATTCCGAACTTCCTGGCACGTTACGACCGTTCCTGCATCCAGGCAGCCATCATTGTCCTTATCGTGTTTCTGGCCGTCAGCCGTCAACTGCGAATGTTTCTTTGCGCTGTAGTTTGTTCCTGGACCTGTACGAACTTTCAGTTCTACCTGCAAAGCGTACTCATGTCCAGCAGTGTAAGACGGAGTGTTCTTCTTTTCCGGAACACTGGCTGCTGTCTTTCCGTTGTAAGCAGAAACCAGCTTACTCTTAGATACCGGTCCGTACTTGCCGTCCTGCTCCAAACCGTAAAATGCCTGGAACGCAAGCAGAGCTTTCTCTGTGTCTCCGCCGAAGGAACCATCTACTCCGGAACTTCCGCAGGAGAATCCGCAGCCGATCAGCATTTTCTGCATTTCTTTTACTGCGTCCCCGGAATCACCTTTCTGGAGATAATTTCTCACATTAACCGTTCCGGATGCAGATGCTGTCACTCCGGTGTAGCGGTACACATGAATCCACGGCTTATTGTAATAGCTGCGGATGCAGATCTCTCTACCGGTCTGATCTCCAGACTTTCCTCCTGTGACCGTTCCTTTCTCGTTGATACTTGCGTGCACCAGTTTACCATTTCCGCAGTAGAATGCTGTGTGTCCATTTCCGAGCAGGACATCTCCACGGATCATTCCGCTACCGGTTGCCAGATCCACGGATTTTACAACATCCTTGAATCCGATTTTTGGCAGAACCTCCGGCATGTTGCCTGTATAGGTTGCTCCGCTTGACTTTGCCAGGATTCCGGCCTCTTCCAAACTTCTGATTACCAGCCCGGAACAATCGTAATTCGGATTGCCCCAACGGTCTACTTGATCGTAACCATGTGAATCGTCCAAGGCGATTGTCTCTGCTCTTGCTACTGCATTTTCAATTTTGCTCACTTTGTTTTCCTCCTTCTTCTGATTCTGGTAAATTTTCAAATACTGCTCCCCGTAAGAAGCCCTTGCTTTCTTCACTGCCGAACCAGTATTCGTCGGAGCCTCGAACTTAACCAGAAAGATATCAGACGCTTCCTGTACTGAGGTTGCGGTCTGCAATACCTTCCAGACACTCTTATAGCTCGTCTTCAATTCGCTCAGCATGTACTCTGTCTGCGTCTTCGCATCTCCGATGGACACTCCTCTGGACTTGACCAGATCGTAAAGGCCGGCTTTTCTTCCGGCAGATGTCCACTGACAGAACCCGTAACCGTACTGCTTGGAATCTCCCAACGGATGCAGGAACAACGCTCTCGTTATCTTTCCGGAGTCTACCGCTTCCGTGTAGGTATCGTCCGTATATTTGTACCCAAGTAATCTCTCACAAAGGTTTTCCAGATTACGTGGATTCATTTTGGATTCTGCGTAAATGTTCCCCATTGCCGCACACGCACCATATATCGTGCAACCGGCAGCCATTAAAGCGTCAAACAAAATATCTGTGTATGTATTCCGTTCTATTGCCATTTGTAAATTCTCCTTCATTCACAAAAAGGGCAGGGATTTCTCCCCACCCGGTCATAAGTATGTGTCCTCTTCTGGGTCCATCTCATCATCATCTTTCGGATGCAACTGCCCCATCTTGTCCATCAGCAAAAATGTCAACGGAACGAACACCGCAAACAAAATTACCAATGGCCAGAAGATTCCTGCCATCAGCAACAGCACTATCACAAGCGGATAATTCGGCTTGCTTGGCTCATAGTACATGCCATTGTCCTGGCAGTACAGCTCTTCGTCTTCATCTTCCATCCGGCATAATGTCCGAATGCCCCAGATGTAGACCGGCTGACACAGCAAAATCCCCAAAAGGTACACCAATAGGATTTTTAAGCCCATAGCTCCTCTCTCCCTTCTCCGATCAGTTCTGAGAGCCATTTACCTTTCCATCGTCCAAAAGGTCCTTAACTTCCTTGAACCACCAGTCAATAATTTTCAGCAGTACCTCTTCGGACATGATTACCTGCAACCACTTAGGCAGCAATCCTCTTGCCTGCTGTACTACCCATTTCAGTTTCTTTTCTCCCTGGCCGGACTCTTTGTAGATATGTTCAGCGTGCAGGAACAGCTTGTACACCTCTTTCCGGATGCCATCCAGTCCCTTCGCTTTCGCATACTGATATACGACCACTGCTGTCACAACGACCAGCACTGCGATCACCAGAATCAGAACCGGAATCGGCACCTGGCTTAAAAAATTCAATAATTCCATAGAATCAATCCTCCTGTTATACTTTGTAATCTCTTGATAGTTCCCTGTAGCGTTTTTAATTGTTTGAATGGGGAAATTATTGCCTAAACGCTATAAAGGCGAATATCGGGCAAATATAGCCTTCTATTTCATTCCCCTGTGATATGGTTCACTCCCTGCCTTGTCAGAAAATTCTCCAGATCATGTTTCTGCTCCAGCTCATAATTTAATGCAGCGTGCATATCTCCGTTGCACTTCGCATCCGGAATCCTCTGCACCGCCTTTGCTGTAGCTTCTGACAAACAAAGAGAACCGTCCAGAGCTTTCAGCATCATGTACTGGAGCTTTTCACGGTTCTCTTCTTTCTCATCCTGTTCTCTCTGCCTGCATGCCCGTTCGTTCTTTTCGACTTCCGCCCGTTCTTGGATTCGCTTCTCCAACAACCAGAAACAAAATGCCACGATTGCGGACGGGATACCGGCAGCTATCAATAATTCCATTGGTATCTCCTTCCTGCTATTTCGGATTTTTGGAACTAATCTACCTTTTCGGCTGCGCTCGTATCTGCATAGGCTGTCCCTCCTCTGCTCTCAAATGTTATCTCATCATCGTCACAGTCTACATACTTCCGGCACGCATGCTCAACGATGTCAAGATCTGCCTCTATTTCTTCCAGGCTCTTTGTCGGTGTTCCCTTGACCAGAAATACCAGGTCATAGATTGCCGACCAGAGCTTTGAAATAATCTGTAGCTTTGTCATTCTCTTTCTCTTCTCTCTTCCTTTTTCCGGAACAAATGATAATGCGGCTTCTCCTCTCCAAAAAACACCCACCGGATATAATCATCCAAGAAGATTCCAAGTGCTGACAAAAAGAACCACAGCACTGTGAACTGAGGGCATATCTGACCAAGAATGTTTCCCGGCATATTGCTGTAATCCCACATATGCAGTCCGAGCCACACGTTCAGAATCAATCCGAACAGAAATTCTATTGCTGTGATTCCTGCCGCCGCAATCAACTGTTGCAGAACCAGCGGCATACACCGGTTCTTCTCGTTGATCGCACCGCAGACGACGAAGCATAAACCTCCGCAGACTACCATTGCCGGGAATGAGTAACCTCGAAAGGTAATCTCCAGCAAATAATAAATGCTCCCTCCGAAAAGAAAGAGCATCGGATATTTGATTATGCTTTTCATGCGATACCTCCGGATGCCAGAATCTTCATGTAGTCTTTCAGAACCTCATTCTGGAACTCTTCCGGAATCTCAGCTCCCCATGTGATTTGCTCCAGATCACTTGCTTTCTCTGCCGACTTGATCCACATATTCATTGCATTGCAGTAGGTCGTGTTGTAAGACACGAAAAACATTGCCCGGTCTACGATATTCTGCATATCCGATGCTGAGAAATATTTACACGGTTGTCCATCCTCATGGTATTCCAGCTTTTCTGTACCGGCTAAGAGTTGCATTTTCTTGCCGAATAAGTTGATCTGGTCTTTCTCGGTCAGACTGAAATGTTCTGTGCCGGTTGAGATTTCAACATCAATCCCGGCATATATTGTCTTCTCGCATGCCTCACTCGCATTGCTGTAAGCCTGCATACGCAGTTCTTCCAGACTGTATCTGTCTGCCAGCTCTCCCTGCGTAATCCCTTCGCCTTTGCTGTACCAATAGTCGAAATCTTCCTCAATAGATTCCTTCGATGCTTTTTCGCCGGTCACTGCAAAATACACCTCATCTGCTGTATACTGGATTCCCTTGTTGTCTCCACCGTCTTCCGTATCCTGCTTCTGGATGTTCTTCCGCAGAAACACATCTGCTACACCGGAGCTTCGCAGGTAATATTCCATGCTTTCAATTTGTTCTGTGCTGCATATTACTGTCAACATGCCAATGCCTCCTTTGCTCTGTTTCTTTTGCTGAGATAGCTCAGTCTTCTTTTACAATATTTCTGTAATTCCTCAATTCCATATTTCTCCATAAACTGATGCAGGTTGCTGTTCTTAAACCAACCGTAATAAGATACTGCTCTCTGTGCCATCCTCTGGGTTACCTCATATCCTTTCATCAAGTAGGTTTTGACTTTCTTAAAAGCTCTCCTGCCCTTTAAAAAGATATGATCTCTCAGCACTGTACAGGTTCTCTTGTACACATATCCTGCCAGATCCGCCGGGCAACCGTGGCTCACTCCATACTTGTCCTCATATTCGACATAATAGAACCTCCACGATTCCTTAAATTCCAGATGCAGTTTTTCTTCCAGGCACTGCTGTATTTTCCGGAATGCCATCATAAGATATTTCCGATTAGAGCCACTCAGAAACACATCATCCATGTACATTGCCTGGTGGCTCAACAATCGGACCTTGACCGGACCATTTCTGCGTGACCTTCTGGTAACGGTCAATTTGCTTTCTGCATAGTGATACAGATAACTCATATAATAATTTGCCAGGTCTTTCGAGATAACTGAACCGACAAACAATCCTTTGTCTTTCTCTTTCATTATCAGCAACAGTTTTCTTGTCAACCACAGCAATGGTTTATTCTTATGGATATCCCTTTCTAGCATTGCTATCAGCACATCAATGTCTATATTCTGATAGCATTTCCGGACATCACACTGAATCGCCACTTTCGTCCCCTGTGGATCTGTCCGAATCCACTTCTCAATTCCTTTCTTCGTATAGAGCTGACCTCTGCCTTTGATGGATGCACACTGCCATGTTCCGAATTTCTTCTCAAACAGTTCCTGCAGCCCAAGGTCTGCCAGATGGTCAAATATCTGGTGCTCATACGATTCTATCTCTAAGTTCCTTTCTTTCTGCTTTGCCCCTTCAATGACTGTCCTTGATACGGTCGGCGGCAAACTCAATTCTCTATTCATCAATCTGTTATTTAATTCCAGTGCCAGATTGTGCACTGCTCCATCAAGCATATGCTTATTTCCAGTTTTCAAGAGCTTTAGAATCTTCCCAGGCGTATACTCGCAATGTCGGGAAAGCAGATTCCGTATATCCCGGCGTTTCCACTTTCCCTTAAAGCAATTCCGTATCGCCAGCTCCATCATCGAAATATCTTCGATATCTACATTCTTACAATACGTCTTCATCTATGTAAATTTCTGAATACTCCTTCTGAATCTCAAGACCTTTCGGTTTTACTACTAAGCCCACTCCGTACCCACTGTGTTACGAAGTCCGGTTACCCGGTGCTGGTTCGACAATTTTGCACACGTGCAGGATGCTTTTCAGCATGCCGGATCAGTTTCAGATGCTGTCCGGCGAAGTACGGCATACCTCGAATAATTATTCAGAGTGACGAGCCGAGATGTTCCAGTTGCCGTTACCGAGCCAATTGTTCAGATTGGCAATCCGCAACCCGGCATTCGACCTGTTCCTCAGGTTGCCGAGCGACAGGAACTCCCCGGATACCGTAAATCCCTATATCATACATTTATTAGTTACAAAAAATTATGAGGGGCGATCCCCTCTTTGGGGCTACGCCGCCAAATTCACCCCCATAGACGATGCCCAGTCTACGACTGATCCTCGTCTTCCAGTGAGAGAAGGACGAGCCGAGAAGGACCAGTAGCCGTAACCGAGCCAATCGAACAGAACGGCAATCCGCAACCCGGCAACCGACCAAGACCACAGGGCGCCGAGCGACAGGAACTCCCTTGTGCCGTTGGCACGAGTTCCTGTATGTACCGCATCCCCAAATCGCTTATTACTGTCTCCACCGTACTCCGAAGCCATCCTAATGTGTGGGAAGTTGACATCAAAACCAAGGTTTTTGATATACTTCCATGCATTTCCGGAATCCGGAATCACATACCCCAGTTTCTTGTAATGCTCATTGATTGCGGTAGCAAAATACTTGCAATCGTAGCAGGTGTAAATTTCCTGCTGGTACGTGTCTGCCTCTGCATCATAAACACCGTTCAGTATCACGTCAGAACGCACCACATACTGTCCAAGTGCAAACTCGATACCAAGGAACTTGAACGGCTCTTTCCCATTCGTATTGCTGTATGGCGATCCGCATGTTCCCTTGACCTTATCCGTTGAACCGGTATGCCAAGGCATTGTCGAAATACATGTAGTTGCAGACGTGTTGAACGTCACTCCTCCATTATCGACATATAATGCGTAATTTCCAGAATCATCATCCAACGCCTCAATCTTCGTTACTTTGACACGATTTGCGAGGTTATGCATATAAGACTGACCTCGGTCTTTATTCGTACTGCTTCCCATCTCTCCGATGGATACACAACATCCGATTGGAAAATATTCCGCCTGTTTTTTGGTCAAGATGATTCTTTCAACATTCTCTTCTGCAACTGCCGCCATATACTGATCGGAAAATCCTGTACATCCTACCATGACAGCCTGTGAGTTCATATTTGCGAACACAATCATGAACAGTGTTTCCCAGATTTCTGCATCTGAGCAAGTCTCTCCGCAATACTGGTCACCACGCTTCCGGAAGGTTGTAATCTGTCCATTATGTGACGCATTGTATGCCGGGGCGAATCCAGGAAGCGAATAATACGAACTATTAAAATTGACAGCCTGGTGCTTCGGGATCAACACATATGGTCTTACCGATCCATCTGGTCTAATCGCTGCTGTGTACGGGATGAAAGGAAATCCAGGATACTCAGATTCTCTCCACGAATCCGTAACCGAAATTTTTGTACCTTTCTTTCCAAGTGGTCCCATAATTCCAACCGTATCGATAATTGTCCGAATGTATCCTGTTTTGAGGGCGATACATACATCTCCTTTTGTTCCGTCTGTCCGGAACTCTGGTTCTCCTTTGACTGCCGTAATATGAAGCTCTCCATCTTCATCTGCATAACCGTTACACTCAACCGGTTTAAACAGTGGAATTTCATCATAGGGGTTCTCATTCCTCACTGCGTTTGTAGACGGAACCGGTGTTGCGACATCTGCGTTGTCGTCTTCTTTCGTGCCAGTGCAGACCATTGTTTCATCTGCATCCTCAAAAAACACAGAATACGTTCTTCCATCGTAATTACGAAACATCATTGGATAGCAATCATCCCTTACGGATGCCGCCGCCTGTTTCGCCTCTTCCGCCTGCGTCAGTGCTTCCTTCGTTGCTGCTTTGGCGGCTACTGTTGCCTGATTTGCATTTTCAGTCGCCGCATTTGCTGCTGATGTCGCCTGCGCAGCCTGTTCTGTAGCATCTGATACATTTTTTACTGCCGCATTTGTTTTCTCTGTAGCATCATTTGCATTTGTTGTCGCAGTCTTAGCCGCTTCTGCCGACTGATTTGCTAAAGACGTTGCTTCTGTTGCAGATTTCGTAGCTGCCGATGCATTGTTGGCTGCTGTATTCGCTGCCGTTACAGATTGCTGGATCGCTGAGTCAATCTGTTTTGCAGAATCAACGACTTTCTGTAAAGCTGTCTGCTGTGTTTTACTGGCCTCTGTAGCTTTCTCGATTGCAGTCTGCTGTGTCTTACTCTCAGACGTAGCCTTTTCTGTAGCAGTCTGCTGTGTCTTTCCGGCTGCGGTAGCTTTCTCGATTGCATCCTGCTGATTTTTACCATTGGCGATTGCCATAGTCAGATTCTGCAATGCAGCTTTGACTTCCTCAGACTTCGTGTTGATAGATTCTACCTGCTCCTGCATGGTAGCCGCCGACTGATTGACTGACTCTTTGATACTGTTGTAGCTTTCATTTTCCTCGTGAATCTTCTGCATGCAGGAGATAAAAGCTCCTCGCACCTCTTCTCCATAGACCGCATTTCTAAGCTGATCTATTTCCTGGGAAATATCTGCCATTTACTCCACCTCCTCGATAACAGGCTCCTCTCCGGCAACACTCTCTTCCGATGCATCCGGGGCTTCTTCCGGATTTTCAAAAAGCGTAATCAGATCCTCTTTTTCTTTCTCGAAAGCCTCCTGTTTCTCTTTCATCTCAGCTTCGTAATGGGCTTTCAGTTCCTCTTCGTATCTGGCCGTATCGTCCGCCAGCTCGTTTGCGGCATTTGCTCTGATTTCTGCAAGCACTCCGCTCAGAATCCCCTCTGCCATGAAAATAGGCAGCCCGTAAGCTGCCATCGTGTTTCCAACCTGCCTTGTGATTGCCTGTTTCGCATCAGCATAAATAACACTAATCGGTCTGTTTGGTTTTTTCTTTTCTTCCATCTTCTTTTACCTCCTGCTCTCTTTTGATTGTTCCTACAGCGACACTGTTTTTCGCTACCTTTTCCGGTGCGTCTCCTCTCGGAAAAATAATTTCCATCTTCTTGCCTCCTTCTTAGTTCCAGTAACCTACTATGATTCCGTTGTAAACTCTGAGATGTGAATACGTCCAACTGTTGCCATTGTTCGTGATCTCACATACAATCGGTATCGATCCGCTAAATGCGTTATACCCTCCAGCAGAAATCGAACCTATCTTGAAGTTCTTCAGCGTATACCAGTTTCCAATCAGATTGCAGCCCATATTCACACCATATTCATCGTAAATACTGTTTGCTCGGCTAAAACACAACATAGTAGTGTAGGAAGTTGCTGAGGAACTTGCTTTTTGAGCAAATGCCATATACTTTCCTTGTGGTTCCAAATCGAACACTAATCCCTTATGAGCATTGTTCCCTGACCACTGGTTCGTTCCAATCGCTCCGACATAATACCCATCTCTATAAAAGTGATTACCCGTTTCATCGAATACCGCACGCTTCTTGGAGTTCTCTACTCCGTAATTGTAAATAGCAATTTCTCCTGGGTTGATCTGCACGTATTTTGAGTTTTTATTGAAAGCTATAATCACGTTGTTGTAATACTGTGTGATGTAAGAACCCATTTCGCCCTTGCTTACTTTTGAAGTGATGCTCTCTGCATTTTGCTTGATAGAAGAAGATAACGTTCCTTCTTGTGCCGTTGCTCTCTTCACTTCGGATTCGATGGAATCTTTTAAAATCGTCAACTGAGATTCCGAGTATGCAGACATATATCCCAGAATCTCCACGTCCGTGATATATACGGTCGTATTTGCTACATAGTTGTAAAAATACGTATAGAAATATGACGGCGTTGCATAAGATGTAAACTCGAACTCCGTCCACTCGTCACTCAGCTCTCCTGCATTGGTATAAAAGTTTTTGCTGTCAATCGTTAATCTTATCCTTGCCGTATCTGCGTCTTCTGCATTACACGCCGCCTTAAACCTAACTGTAATGTCTCCACGCTTCTTCCACGGTCTCTGATACCAGGAGATATTGTATGTCGAAGATGTGTTCTCAATCTTCACACAGCTCTTGCTGTCAAAGGTTGTCTGTGTGACCTGGGTTGTGTTGCTCCTTCCCCAACCAGCAAACTTATCATCGTTATTTGAGAACTTTCCATTGCTACAATAGTTATGCAGTGAATTTTCATAGAGATCTGACACCGAAGCCGACACTTTGCCAACTTCTACATCTATCCTGGCATTTAGATCATCCAGTAGTTCCTGCATGTCTCTCAGACATCGGATGTTCGTGAGATACACCACTGAACCGGTATATCCGTAAACCGTGATTGCTACAGACTTCGCCGCTTTGGTAATCTTCACTTGCTTACTGTAGGTGTGAAATTCATCCGCACTATATCCACTGAAATATTCTGTAGACTGGTTCTCCGAGAATCCGTACCGTACATAAGACGGGCGGTACTTTGAGCCTTCCGGATATGCAGCCTCAACAGCAATCTTATAATTGCCAGCTTCCAAGCTTCCCAGGCTCTGCGACAATGTTACAGAACCATTTGCAGAGAACGTCAGCTTGATCGCATTCATATTTAGGAACTCCGCTTGCTCAATCGTGCAACTACCAGTTATGCCGGATGCAGTGAACTTGCTTTTATCAAGTGTCTCTTGCTCACCACCAACTATATAGTTCTTCCGGGCAACCGTTTCCTTTACACTTCGTACAGATAGCGAAATCTTATTCTCCAGGTTGGAAATGGAATTCTCAATCTCCTCTCTGGCTACTCTGACTTTATTATCAGCATGATTCTTCGCCGTTGTCTCGCTCTCTGATATCTTCGTTTCTACCGATGTCCGGTATCCGGCATCCAGTGATTCCGTTTTGACTGAATTTACCAGAAGCATCTCCCCATTGATTTTTCCATCCATGGTCAGTGCCACTCCGTCTATCGGTCCGTCATACCCCTGGCTATAATGAGCAAAACCGCCAAGTCCCCATCTCCACAGGTTCTTGGCTTTGTTCTTATAATTCACATCATCAGCAACGATGAACTCATTCGGAACGTGTACTGCATATCCACTGGCTACCTGTTTATTTATTAGGTCCTGTGCGCTTCTGAGAGCCTCCTGCAAGATTTCTGTCTTACTCGGCAAGGATTTTATTGTCTCTTCCATTTCAGCCGTACTCTGGCGGTTTGACGAGGTGTAGGACTTAGCACTCGTCTCATCACCCAACGTAACGGTGTTGTTCTTGAAGCTGGTAATATACACTTTCTTCTTTGTCAGCGGAAATTCCCGGTCTAAACCGTTCGGTGTGGAAACACACTGGATCATGTTGCCGATCTCAAATCTCTGGAAAGATTCATCCGTCAGATTTAAGTCTATCGCTTTCAGCTCCAGTACCATCTTCTCAAACTGTACCGACTTCAAATATTCCTCGGCCTTTTTCTTTAAGTTCTCTGGAACTGTCACATCGTCCCAGGTTACAGTCTTGTAAATCTTGCCGTATTCTTTCACTGCGTTATCGTCTGTGACATAATCCACGCCACCGTTGACGCTCGCAATGGTTCTTCTCTGTTCATAGATTGCCTCCAGTGCCGGGTCCTGCTCATCTTCATCTAGCTTCGCTCCCAATGGGATAATACACGTTGCCAGGTCCGAAGCATCCATGTTCTTTGAGAAGTCCAACAGGTTCTTCCCAAACCGGATGCCCTGCGTGTTCCTGGTGTAATAGTCTTCATCTGACAGGTAATCCAGGATTCTCAGGCCTTCTTCATGCCGTATAACCAGATGCCCTCCGAGTCTGCTTGTCAGTTTCTCTTTAAACGCCGTTCTGGTGTCCTCGTAATTGGAATACCGGTACAGTGAATCATTAGAATCCTTTACCGTTACCCTGCCAACAACGAACTGCTTTCTCTCCTCTACCTGTGCATTATGAATATCTATCAAATCCTGCACATACGCCTTTACCGAGATGTTGTGATAAACCTTTGGTCTCTGGATGCTGTCACACAAAAAGGCAAGCTCTCCTTCAACGAAGACTTTCTTTGTTCCAGAAAAATCTTCATCGTCATAGAGAACTCGCCCGTAAAACTCCGGCTCATCATCCCGGTAAATCACAATGTCTGTTGTCAGCTTCTCAACCTTGTCATAGTACGGGTGTGTCGGAAACACCTTGAAGGTTGCCGAACCGTTGATGTTATCCCCGATTTCAAAATACGGATTTCCGCCAACGGTCAGTGCCTTTACCCTGGCATCGTGAATCGTGTACTCCTTGCTGTCCACATAGGCTTTAATCGTATACATCTACAGCATCCCTCCTCTGTGAATCAGCGTGACTTTGCCCGTTCCCTGGAAGTAAAGGTCATTCACTCCCTTGTACAGAACAATGTCATACATGATATTCTCGCCAGTATATATCGTATAGGTTGAATTACGATACCTTACCTTCATTTCCGCATTGGAAATAATTCTGAGCGTTTCGTTATGAACCCAACCGTCCAGGCTGACTTTCTGCCAACCGGAGCCAGAGCTGATCGTGATGTCTGAGGTGTTACGGATAACGCCATTGATGAAGCTGAACGTATCCCACTTCCAAGGCTCATCCGAAGAATCCACGCTGATTTTATACGGCTCGCATTTACAGCTTATAACAATCTCCGCCGTTACATCGTTATTCTTCTCTGTCTCTATCTCACACCTGCCGGTATAATAATATCCCTTGTCGGTGTCAAGGATGATTCTCTTCGAGATTCCCTGCAAATCAGAAGCGATCTGACTTAACAGACCGCTCCATCTTTCATAACTACAGTTTCTTGCCCCGAATGTGAATTTCAAGGTTCGCATCTCATATTTTACGCCGCCGTTCTGAGCTTCTGAGAGGTCCAGGTCCCCGTTCATGCCGGGGACGCTCACATACTCTGTCTTTGCTTTCGGTATGCCGATAGCAATCTTCTTGAGTCTTAAGCCCCAGTCCCGGAACGAATGCGTCTCATCAAACGTAATGCCTACTCCCGACATGATTAACCTCCTCTCTTCTTGTGTGTATCAATTCTTGCCATGTTTTCATCGACAATCGGTGTTGTTGTATCTCCAACTTCCCTACCGTCCAAATCTACATGAACGTGTGTCTCTCCGGTAATCTCTACCGTTGTGTCTCCACTCTCGAAGACGCCTTGCTTTTCTTTCTCGACTTTGTATGTTGTGCTGACCTTCTTATCAACAGCAATCTTTCCGGTTTCCACATTAACCGCCGTCTGCATCCGCTTTCCAAGACTGGCCATCTCATCATCCATCTGCTTATACAGGTCTGGCATCTCGGCTTCAATACCTACGCCGATACCAGGCGGAATCCACTTACCAATCTCATCTGCAAAGACTTTGGACGGGGAGTGAATACCTAATGCTCCCTTAACACCGTCTACGATGCCGGAGAAGAAACTCTGCACCTGGCGTCTGAACCAACCGGCCGCATTACAGATTCCGTTCCATACACCCATCACGATGTTGTAGCCTACATTCGCCATCTGGGACGGCAAGTTCGCTACGCCATTTATGACGGCACTGCACAAATCAGATGCTGCCTGTCTTCCCTTCGCTACCATATCGGAACCCCACTGGATTACCTTCTGTAGCGTATTACTTAACCAGGTCCAGATTTTTCCTGGCAACTGGGAGAAGAAATTGACGATTGCATCTATCGTGTTAGAAGCTATCTCCTTCGCTTTCTGTAGGGTGTTGGAACCCCACGTTACCAGCTTATTAAAGGCATCAGTCAGCCAGTTCCAAATCTTGCCCGGCAATTCGGAGAAGAACTTCACAATGTTGTCTATACAGTTGCTTGCTATCTCTCCGGCTTTCTGGAGCATCTGACTTCCCCATTCAACCAGTTTGTTGTAGGTGTTTACCAGCCAGTTCCAGATTTTCCCCGGCAATTCAGAGAAAAACTTAATGATGCTATCTATCATCTGAGGAACATTCGTTGTGATCCAGTTAATCACATTTGCTCCCCATTCAATCAGCGTACCAATTACAAAGCCTATCGCATAACCGATTTTGTATGGCAGGTCCGTAAAGAACTGCACAATCGAATCAATAATCTGCGATACTACCTCAGATGCCGTTTCCAGCATGGAAGCTCCCCACTCAGCAAAACTGTCTGCTAGTGAGCTAATCGCATCTATGATTTTTCCTGGCAATTCGGAGAACCACTCAACAACAGAGTCAATGAATTCTCCTATGCTATCCAGGACACCAGAGCCCCATTCAGCGATAGCCGAACCAAGTTCGCTCAGCTTATCCGGTATGCTCTGGAAAAATTCTACAATCTGGTCCCAATGTTCCTTGATGAGAACAATCGCCGTTGCTACCGCAGCTACAATTCCAGCTACCGCCGCCGCAACCAGTGCAGGTGCTCCAAGGATAACAGCCCCAACAGCCGCCAGTGCAATACCGACTACCATCAGAACCTCTTTTATGGCACTGAAACCATTTACAAACATATCTACGAAATTGGTAACTGCAAGAATCGCTCCTGCAATGATAGAACCAATTCCGGCTATTGACGAACCGAACTCTGCAAAGAATCCGATTACCTTCTGAACTGCTCCTCCGATAGAGGAGAAAATACCTGCGACCTTCGGGAACTCCAGTTCCAGAACTTCCATCAGTGTTCCGGCTCCGCCCTTCCAGAGTGCGAATCCTTCTACAACTTTTCCAATCACTCCAACCAGTCCGGAAACTCCGCCTTTCAGTGTGCCAAGCACCTTGAACAGAGATTTTACGGAGGACAGAACGGAACTTGCAACGCTCAGAGCTGCTATGGACGCCGCAATCACGCCGATTGCATATCCGACAGCCTCCAGAACATTCGGGTCTGCTCCATCAATCACACCGAACAGGTCAGAAACCACATCTACAATTCCCTGGATAATCGTACTTGCCGTATCGATGAATCCATTAAGGAACCCTTCTATCAGTGCAGATACGCCCGGAAATTCTTCACTCAGCCCCTCGCAGAATCCGGCTACGAAATCTTTTGCAGCCCGGATGATAAGCGGCAGATTTTCTTGTACCGCCTCGCCAAGTTTACTCAGCATTTCACCGAAAGAACGGCCTATCTCCTCGGAATGGTCGCTTAATGCCTGCAAAAATTCCGTAAACAAATAAATACCGGCGGACCACATATCCCCGGCAACATTCAGAATCGCTTTTACAAGCTCAGCAACTACAGTTGCTCCGGCCTCTGCAAATTCTTCCTGGTGGTCCATGATGGCATTTATGAACGTACCTACCAGGTCCTCTGCAACCCCTATCAATGTAGGTGCTGCCTCCATAGCCATCTGTGCCAGCTCAGCGAGTGAATTTCCAAACGCCTCAATCAGACCGTCAAATCCTTTTTCCGCCATGGCTTCATTCATATCCTCTACCATGCTGGTAATGACTTTGACCGTTTCTTTCATCGGTTCCTGTACTTCTTCGTACAGGGCAATACCTACAGATTCCAATGCACTCTTGCAGAGTGTGATTGCTCCCTGTAGGTTATCATTCATGGTGTCTGCCATTTCCTTGGCCGCACCATCCGCATCGTAAATAGAATCCGTCAACTTCTGGTAGTCTTCATCGGACGCATTCACGATAGCCAGCAATCCACTCATAGCCTCCTGGCCGCCGAGTGATGCTGCAAGCTGTGCTTTCTGTGCTTCTGTCAGGCCTGCAAATCCAGAACGCAGGTCATTCATAATCTCTTTTAGAGACTTCATGGAACCGTCACTGTTCGTCAGTGAGATTCCTAACTGGTCCATAGCCGCCTGTACTTCTTTGGTCGGCTTCGCCATTCTCGTAAAGATGCTTCGTAGAGATGTACCGGCCTGGCTTGCCTTGATTCCGGAGTTCGCCATCAGACCGATTGCCGTAGCACAGTCTTCAACGCTGAATCCTAAGGCTCCGGCTACGGGGGCAACGTACTTGAACGTCTCGCCCATCATTCCTACGTTGGTATTGGAATTGGATGCTGCCTTTGCCAGCACATCTGCAAAATGTGTAGCATTGGAAACTTCCTTCGAGTACCCGTTTTTGATGATGGTTGTTGTTCCGTCTGCCGCCAGTCCGAAGGCAGTCATCGCATCGGTAACAATGTCACTCGTCGATGCAAGGTCTTCCCCAGACGCTGCCGCCAGGTTCATAATACCTTCAATACTGTTCAGCATATCTCCGGTTTTCCATCCGGCCATCGCCATGTACTGGAAAGCCTCGGCACTTTCTGTGGCACTGAACTTCGTCTTGGCGCCCATTTCTTTTGCCTTATCAGCAAGCTGCTGAATCTCTGTAGCCGAAGCACCGGAAATTGACTGGACCTTACTCATTCCTGCCTCAAAGTCAGAACCGACCTTGATTGCAGCCGTACCAATACCGGCTACCGCTGTTGCGGCACCGGCCAGAATAGTAGTGGTAGCCTTAATCGCTCCGCTCGCCATTCCAGATAATTTGCTTAGTCCGCTCTGGAAACCGGAACTATCTATGCTGGTGTCAAATTTCAGCGTACCATCATAGCCCATGTTCTCACCTCAATTCTTCGGCTCAATCATCGGCTCATAATGGCACTACTTGATTTGTTTTCCGTCTTTGATTTTTAATTCAAAACGGGCATGACAATTTCTCCCTTTACAGGAGACCATCACGCCCGAACACTCCGCCGTCTCTTCAAAAAACAACGGCATTTTATATTTACACTCCGGGCATTCCACCCGTATCATTTTCTTCTTTACATCTTCAATAGCCAGTCACCTCCTACAGCAGTCCCGTAAGGTCGCCGCCATTCATGAGGGCTTCTGCTATTGCATCTACCTTCTCTTCCTCATCAGCAGGCAACGGTAAAGCATACAGTTCTTTCTTCCTGCGGTAGAAGTCTCTCTGCTCCTTCGTCATGGTCGCATCAATGTCTACGCTTCGATACTCCATAATCTTACTGAACTCCAGGTCAGAGGACAGCGTTCTTAGTAAAGCCTTAAACTTCCACCAGTGCAGATATTCAATATCCTGTAGGTCTATGTGATACTGCGTCAGAAACGCCGAATAGATGTAATCATCGTCATGCTCAAAAGAATAAATCCTTTGCACTCCCGTCGTTCCTTCTACTGCTCCGGCTCTCTTCTCACGCCATCGTTTACCACCGGCATAGAACCACAACAACCCATCCACCGCAGCATCCAGATTCTCCGGAATCTCCGGATATACCAGTTCCAGACCTTGCCTTGCTTTCTCAGCGTCCGAAAGATCCGGGTCCTGCATCATCATTTCAAACAGAATGAAGGTACGGAAGTTTGTTTCTATCGCATACTCCGTACCTTCAATCTCTACTGTTTCCGGGAGATAGTCTACAAGCATGTTGTGGTTCATGAATTATCACGCCCACTCGCATTACCGATTGGCGTTACTACTGCTCCGTTCTTGCCATACTTATTTTTCTTACCTTCCTGGCGTCTCTGTGCCCGGTTCATGTTGTACTTGTTGGTAATCGCATTTACCTGGCCTTTCATCTTACCAGCCTCAGAAGAAACAATTCCGAAAGCATCCATGCAGATTGCCAAGTTGTTTTTACCCTTGAACAGCTTTTCAGCCGTTCCGTCTCCGAATACCTCATCGAAGAAATTTTTCACGATTCCGCACATCTCCCGGATGCCATCCGCATTCGACAGCTCCGTATGCTTCTTGGATTCCTTGGCTCTTTTCACAACCTCATCCATGGATTTCTCATAAACCTCCATAGTATCTGCATCGAACAGATCTAACTCTAATTCCTGTCCACAAATTTTTAACATGCTCATATTACTTTACCTCCAAATTCTAAGCCGCAGCTTCTTCAAATGTCTTTGATTCTGTGTTGAAATATCCGTCAAGCGGATCGCCTACTGCATTGAGATTTCCACTCATGCTCTGTTTCTTCTCTCCAGATACGCCGCTCACTTCGGCGGATACCAGGAACTTTCTGGCCGCAAATGTGTTTGCAACCGGTGTAGATTCACTCTGCTTCTGGTCCCATAACTCTACTCTGCAATACTCAAATTCTGCATCGCTGCCGGTTAAATGATTTCTCCCTACATGGTACAGTGCATTGACCGCATCCTGGCTCTTAATGAGTCTCGCTTCAAACGGAAATACCGATGTGTAGGATACAACAGAGGAAGAGGAAGACGGCTCACACACATACTTCTCAGATTCGCTCTCTGCTCCGAAGGTTTCATCCAGTGTTGTGAAACCAACACCCATCAGTACCCAGTTCGGCTTTTCAGATGTTCCGATATTCAGATAATCCGCAAACTGGTGTCTCTGTACCACTTCTCTTGCGCCACTTACATTACCTGCCATTTTTACTTGCCTCCTTAAAATACAATAATCGCAAGGAAATCTGATACCTTGCGTTCTTCATAGCTCCATCAAAGATATATCCAGGGGAAAGAACCTCTATCTCTTCTGCACACATTCCTTCCGGAAGCTCCGGGAGGTTGCCTGCCATGCTGTTCTCCTCTACCCAGTCCGCAAATTCTTCATAGAACGTGCTGTTCTCTATGTTCTGTACCCGGTCCATGCTGTAAAACTCCCTGGAACCGAACTGGAACTGATACTGCCGTTCCGAACTGCCGTCTACATATCTCTGGATTACCGGGTCGAATATCCCGGTCTCTATGGTGTACTCTACTGGGTCTGGCCCAAGGGCATCTACCCGGAATACACCGTCTTTCAAAAGAGGGCATTTCAGAAAATACTCTGTTATGCCCTCCAGTACACTATTTACTTCCATGTGACCTCCTAAATCTTATCTGCTCCTCGCAGAATGTCTTCTTTTTCAGCCACCTTCATTCGCTCAAACCAATGTGCTCCTCGGTTTGCATCATACGGTCTGGTGTCTGCGGTTCCGTAATACTGCATGGCAGCATACGGGGCAATGTAATCTACCTCTCCACTGCCTACATCCGTTCCCAGTTTGCCGGATTTCTCCAGCATGCCGGTCTGGAACGGAACTCTCGGACTACATCTTCTCAGCACCTCTGAATCCACAAACATCTGCTTTCTACTAAACTGAGCATTCCTTCTTGCCGCAAATTCCGGGCTCCAGGTCAGCTCCGCTTTCCCGTTCCCGGAATTGATGATTGAACCTTTCGGAGTTGTGATCTTTTTCAGTGCCATCACGCACCCCCTATTCTCCAGTGCTTCGTCCTGTCGGTTCCTCTGATTGTGTTGTCGGCATATTCTGTGACAGTCACAAAATCTTCATCGTGCTGTCTCAGCTTTGCCAGCTCCTCAATCGTATCTTTCAGAATGATACCCTGGCGAAAACTGAACGTATCAAACAGCCACTGTCCGGCCACCACATACTGTCCTCGCACGATATAAGCTCCCTTCTGGATAGTCCAGTACCTCTCTGCCTCTTCATCTGACAGCTTCTTGTATTTTTCTTCGCTTATATACTGTTTTCCGGCTTCTACTGTCGCTGTGGCCGGGATTCGGATTACGCATTTTGCTTTATCCTTACGGTCTGTGTCCGATACAGCCTCTCCCTTTGTTCCGTACCACGAAACGCCCATAATTCTTGTCGCACAGAGCTTTTCCCGGCGGTCTGATCCAATTCTCAGATTAAAGATAGTCACATCACTGTTTGTCATCATACTCTTTCACCCACCCTCTGTTCAGCAGTCCGGTGTTCGCCAGGTATGACCTCACAGCCCTGTACATCTCGTTATGCAACGCCGTATCATTCATGGCATCCGCATAGCTGATGGAATATCCATCGTTGGATTCTGACTTCACAACAGCTTCTCTCTTTTCGTTCTGCACTGCCACCGTATCAGCTACACAGCAGATTGCATCCTTAATTGAGTCTATAACCGAACTCAGCCTTGCAATCCGGCCAAACGTAACCTGGTTCACGAATGCTTCCGAAATACTCTCGGCTCTCTTGAAATCATTCTCCGTTTTTATCTGCGTGCCACCGTAATCATTCTTGTAGTATGCAAAATCCACATACGGTCTTCTTACGTCCTCCTGGACCATCGAAACACCCCTTTCTGATAAATTGGTAGGCTGCAAAGAAAAATCAGCTATTCGCCGGGTTTACGCCCTCCTGCGTAGCTGAATCTTTTTTGCCGGTCTTCTTTTCTTTCGGAGAAGATGTGCCCGTTCTGACTTCCGGCTCCAGGCTTTCAAGCGAATAGCCCATGCTTTTGTAATATGCTGCCTTTCTTTCGGGAATCCGGCAGGAACTCCCGTCTTTCGTTGCTAAATACATAAGCTACCTCCTACTCAGTTTTCTTTGAGCCTTTGGCTGCTGTTTTCTTTTCAGTTTCTGCCGGGTCTGCATCTCCTGTTGCGGACTGTGCCTGGACTGCCGCTTTCAGCTTATCATTCTCCTTCTGAAGCTCGGCAATCTTCTTGTCTGCATTCTCTGCATACAGGGTAGCCTCTTCCAGTTTGGCTTTCAGCTCGTCATTCTCCTTCTTGAGCTTTTCAGCAGTCGCCTTAATGTTCTCCGGCTCGAACAGCACATTGTCATTCTCATCCCTGATAATGTAGCCCATCTTCTTGTACTCATCGAATTTCTCATCCGGGATTCTGAGAACTCTGTTCTTTTTCTCAACTTTATACATATGGTTTCTCCCTTCAAAAATTGGCTCCATGCACACGCACAGAGCCAGTAATCAGTTTCTCTTATACACTCACATGGAAATCGATAGCGTCCATCTTGTGAGGCAGGATAAATACATCCTCGAAAGACTCCTCGAAGTAATCATACTTACCCTGGGAGCCTGCGGATGGCGGGTCGAGCTGAGCAAACTCGTAAGAAATCGGTGTGATTACCGCCGCCGGATGTACCAGAACCATGTTGATCTGCTTCGCTGTGGAATCTACCTTCCAACCCTCGGTAAAGTCGTACTTCGTCTTCATCATGTCACTCGGTACGCTCTCCGGAATCTTCACATCATCAATAGAATTGATTGCTCTCTTGATTGCATCAGAACGGCTACCTACATCAACGGTTCTGTAAATCTGCTTCGCATTGTTGATGAGCGTTCTGACATCCGGTGTCACATACAGAATTCTTCCGGCTCTCGGAACTCTCTTATTATCCATGTTCTTCATCATCTCATCAAAGACGGTCAGCACATTCTCCTCTGTCAGCACTTCACTGTGGGCTGTCTTCGCTCCGTCAGTAGTCCAGTCTGCATACAGCTTGGAAATGCAGTAAGCATTCATTTCCGGGAACTTCTGCTCCTCGTTGTAAACCTTCGTGATATTTCCGATTGCCACAACACCCTTGGTCTCGGCAATGTCTCTCGGATGTACCAGCGTCTGCCACTGTCTGTGATTCTCCAGGGTCAGCGGTTTCCACTCGTTGTTGTAGTTACGCTTTCTGGTTCCAATGGTGTCTCTGTCTCCATCGGTACGGCCAGTTGTGGAGATTGTCGGCACCTCGATAACTCTGGAATTTACCCAACGGAACCTTCCATTGTTCGGTGTCGCAAATAAGTCTCCAAAATACAGGACATACGGAAACATCTGCTCCAGTGTCTGTAAATACTCGGTTGCATAATTTAATTTCGCCATTTCATTCTCCTCCTGTTAGTTTTTGTCTGGCTGTCTGATTAAGTTGAACCCAAACGGATTAAACGGTGCTTCTTTGCCTTTGACTCCTTCGCCTCCGGCTCCACCAGTTCCGCCAACTCCTCTTGCAAAGAACGGCTTTCCTTCCTCATCCTCATGGGAATCGTCTTCCGGATCGTTATCATCTTCGATAACAAAAGCTCCCTTGTAGTCGTCATTCTCCATAAGGGACTTCATAAACTCATCGCCTCCCAGGAACTTTCCATCTTCCAGGGTAAAGTTCTTCTTTTCAAACTCTGCTCTTACACCGTTTTCAGCAGGTTTGCTCGAGAACTTATAACCACCCATGAACATATCCAGTGCATGAGTACGCTCCTGGGCCGCAAGCTGTGCGGTCAGCTTCTGTGTTTCCTGGGTGTACTTCGTCTCCCAGTCCTTTGCAGATTGCTTAATGCCGTCAATATCCATGTCCTTGTAGGACTGAATCGTTGTGTTAGCATCTGACAACTGCTGCTTTACTCCGTCCAGCTCTGTAATCTTGGCATCTAGTTTCTCCTTCGACACATAGCCTCCGGCTTTCACATCTACTACCTGGATTTTCTTGTCGGCATCAATCGCTGCCTCCAGTTCTGCATAGGTCATAGCCTTAGGCTCTTCGCCGTCCTTCGGGGTTCCAAAAAGTTTCTTCAAAAATTCGTAAGCCATTTCACTTACCTTCCTTTCTTCGTTTCGCTGATTTCGTTTAGATTCCGGTTCACTCCGGCACTGCTATCGTGCATTTATATCTCCGCACGCAAGAGAAGGAGACAGTTTATATGCCATATCACAGGGCAAAAAACAACAGCCAGACGTTCCACCAACGGACCGGCTGACTGTTAATTATTTTCGTGGTCTTAAATGGTGTCTACGAACTTCTGAGAGTTCCCAGGACACGTTTTAAGTGCTTCAATGGTAAATTGTAAGGGTTAATACGTTACGCCCTATACGGGGCAAATACCATTTAACCCATGGATGGGAGATAGTAGGATCACCTCCTTCCTACTCTGTGGTGTAGTCTTCAATAACCGGAATACCGTACTCAATGGCACAGGTATTCTCGATTTTGCACCCCCTGGCCTCCTGCCAGCCTTTAGCAAAGTAGGCGATGTCTGCTCCAGCCAAAAGCTCCAGGGATTTCCCTAAGAACCAAAGGGGCTTTGCATCCACCGGAGCTTCCTGGAAAAAGGAATCAATAACCTCTACCGGCTCTCCAATCTTTTGCTCTGCGCTCTTAATGGCTTTCTTGCGTTCTGCCAAAATATCTTCATCGGATTTTCCTTTCATTGGCTGAGAAATAAACAGTTTCTTCATAGTCTCGTTACCTCCTTATTTTGCTTTCTTATTCGCCCATACAGCTTTTCCACTGACTGAGCGGTTAAATGATACCAAGTTACCGTTGCCGTCATGTACGGCTGATACCTGCGTTCTGGCGGTATCTACGCTTCGTCCGGTTTGCTTGCAGAAATCCTTCATCTGCGATTCCTTCTCTTTCAGCTTCACAGATTCTTTCTGGAACTCCTCTCGGAAGTACGCCCTGTCGACTTCTGACTGAACCGTCTGGATATACGAATCATAGGCGGCCAGGATTCTCTTATACTCTCTGACCGCCCGTTCATATTCACGCTGCTTCTGCATACACTCATACTCCGTAAGAAGGTTCCCTGCAAACGAATACTTCGGTCTGCTGTAATCCTCCAGATCATCTTTCGTGTATGCCGGTTTGGAAATTCCCGGCCAGTACGGATAGAAGCTATGTCTGCAATTCCAACCGCACAAACCGGCTCCCGTTCCATATCCGGTTGCCTCGTAGAAGTTCTCATACCCCGGAGCTGCGCCCTCAATCTTGAATACCTTACCCTGCCAGACTGAGTGTGAGGGTCTGGCTCCTGCATGAGCTGTTGTCTCGTAATACTCAGCCCCAAGCTCCGAAGCATACAACTCTGTCAGCTTTCCGGCTGTCTGATTTACTCCGGTCAGCAGAGCAGTTCTGATTGCCGTATCCAGCTTTGAGATATACCCACTGTCATACATGACCGATGTTCCTTTGACTGCCGCATCCCGGATAGCCTGTCTGATTGCCTCCTGGTACGAAAAAGCACCGGACGTAACCTTCATATAGGCTGCGTTCAGTGTCTGCATATACTCCTGCTGTGTGGCTATTGCCGTTGTCAGCGTAAGGTTTCCAATCTCTCCCCTACACTTCTCTGCGGCTGCCTCCATAGTTCTCTGCATCGCTCCAGAAAGAACAATATCCGATGTTTTCAGCTTTCCGGCCTGCAATAATGGCTTTGCATCCTGCAACATTCCGCTCAGGCCTGCATCCTGGAACAATCGCAATATTTCTGTATCGGATTTCCCTGTCAGAACACCAACTTCCCGGATTACATCATTCATCAACGCTCCGGACTGCTTCGCCTGTTTCAACTGCCACTCGGCTGTCGGTGTGATTCTTCCGGTCTTTGCTATCCTTCGTGCCACATCTCGGATGATCTGCTCATTCAACACATCGCACATTCCCAGATAACCGGAAGAAAAGCTATTCAAATATTCTGGTGTCAGCACTGCTCACACCTCCTATTCTTCTGTAGGAAATCTGGCTACCGGCTCCGGCATCATGTTCTTTGCCTCTTCCTCCGAGCATCCAAAATACCACGCAAGAAACGCTTCTGTTTTCAGCTTTCCGGCAACCACCATGGACCATCTACGCTGATACTCAGCTTCTGTGTCTTCCAGAACTCCATCGCCCCAGTTACAGTTCAGCTCCGTTTCTCCGTCCGGAACCATATCATAAAGCAATGCCAGAACCCTCATGGCGTATATGATTTTCTTAAATCCCTTATGCCATGCGTCCTGCATCGCCGTTACTGTATGGTATGACCTCTGCTTTGATACCCGGATTTCGTCTTCTCAATGTCCGTTGGTTCAGACAGTGTACCGTAGGCAAGGCCAACCAGGAACTCTATTTTCATTAGCTGCTTATTCAGCCCCTGGAATAACGCTTCATAGCGAATCTGCGGTGCATACTCTTTCAGCAGACCTTTATTTGTTCCGTCTGCATTGTCGAAATCAAATGTCTTAAACATCCTTTCCTGCCCTGCCGGAAGAACCGGCTTTCCATGCTTATCAGTCTGGAACAATTCAGAATCGCCCAGGATAGCAGCTTCTGTGGCTTTGTACTCCCACAATACACGCCCGTACTGGATGTCAGCTTGTTCTATTATATCTGTGGCTCTGGAGAACACCGATACCCCCAATGGCGAGTCCGTATCGATATTGTTTGCCTTTGGCACTTTGATGTACGCAAAAAGCGGCTTGTCGATGTTACCGATAATTACCGGCTCTTCCGACAGGCCCGCCCATTCATCCACCTCAGACAGTGGCACTTCTTTCCGGAATCTATCCCTCACAGCATAGGTTCCGTCATCGTTGTACTGGTAAATCTCCTCGGATTTGAACGCCTTGTTGATGATCGTATAGGTCATTCCCGTAAGCTCATGGTATTCAAGCCTGGTATACAGGTAATCTCCTATCTTCTTTCCTTCCACAAACACCGCCGCCGTTATCTCTCCCTTGTTGTTGAACGCACATGGGAAGAAATCCACCGCTTTCACGAAATCCAACTCGATTGCCGTTGGTCTTCCGTTTTCATCTATGTTCGTCACGAATGGCTTTACCGCAATAGCCCCACCTTCGCAGTACATCTCAACAAATTTGTTCAAGTCCGTAAGCTGGTCTTTCAACTGTTCATTGATGAAAGCAGCCATCGGACTGCCAGTTACCTCTATGCTGAACTCCGTTAGTATCAGCCTGGCAAATTCCTCCGAGATCGCTGACGGCAGATTCAGAGGAATCACATTGTCTTTTCCGCCTCTCCATGGCGGTTCATTCTTGTACATGTTGTGCCACAGCTCTATGGCATTCTGCATTACTCCGGATTCGCATATATCAACGCCCAGGGCTTTTTCCACACTGTTATTCGGCACCAATCTTCTCAACACCTTTCTCAATATATTTGCAATTCTCAATCAGTTCACCCCGTCTTCTTAATGAATTTCTTTATCCTCTTCTCGAAGCTGTACTCCATAGCATCCAGAGAGTCAATATCACTGGTTCCATCATCCAGACGCTCCAGTTCCATTTTCTTCGGATTCCAAACCGCCATGCTGATAGCTTCGAGAACACTTTCACAATCTGGCGTAAAGAACACACGCCCAGTTGCTGAGAGCGTGGTCATTGTGAAGATACGGTCTGTAATCTTGCACTTGGCAGCATTCGTGACATTGATATTTCCCAGTTCCGCCTCAATCATAGCTTTCTGCAAACCTCGTTTCAGCACCAGTTCCGCAGAATCGCAGTACACATTCGTAATGAATCCGTACCGGTCCAATATCTTCTCAACGAATTTCATAAACATCCGGTTCAAATCATCGGGGTCTGTTCCGTCTGCATCGTGCCATTCAGAGGACAGCACATACAGTTTCTCATATCCCTGGGTAATACCAGACGCAACAAAAGCGTGGCCGGAGCCGTTACCTCCGAAGTCCACGCCTATATTCAGCTCTATGAACTCTCCACGTTTCGCCATGTCAATCGTCTCTTCCAACGGCACGATGTACTCATCGTCCTCCGCCGCTATGGAAGTTGCCAGCTTAACGTATATCAGGCCTTCTGCAATACTTCTCTTACCTTCAATATCTCGGATGTACCAGATGCTGTCCTTGTCATACTGGCTGACAATCTCAGCTATTCTCTGCTTCGGGATGTTGATATTCTCGAAGATATTGAAATGCTCGTAATTGTAACCACCCAGAAGCTCTCCCTTGGCCGCTTTCTCAGCGTATTTGTCAATGTAATCAACGTATATCGCTGCCTTAGGATGGTCTGGGTTCAAGTCCCAGAAGATTTTTCTGTTCTTGGCTGCCAGTTGTCGGTTGAATGCCTCTTTGATGGTGTTGTCATGATGCAGGTTGATCTCGGTTGCAATCCACATACCGTATGAGTTACCTCGGATTTTCTTGTAACTATCGGACGCTGCACCTCCGGCGAAGATTACAATCTTGTCTTTGTACCCCGTATCCGGGCCATTTATCAGCAGGCAGTCATTCCCTTTGTACTGAGTCCACCTGCACTGCCCACGAAATATATACTCAAGACCGAACCCATTAGCATCTCCAATGTTCAGCTTAGCATTCGCCATAGTCGAACCAGTCGCCAGGTGGATTCTATCCTTCGTCGTTTTTAATTCGTGAGCAAATGCGAAAACATTATCTACCGTCTTACCGGAACGAACAGCACCTTCCAGGATATTGTAGGTACTGTTCGCACAATTTTTGATATACCGCTTGTGCTTGTCGCTGAAATTGAACCCTATACGCTTGCGCCTGTTGACCTTGACATACGGGTTGGATAAGCCCTTATTCTTCGCCGCCATAAATGTCGGCTTCGATACCCTCCATGTCTTCTATCTCGTAAAGACCAATTTCCTGCTTATCTCTCCAGATGTCCGGCCTACGATTCTTCAACCAGAAACAGCACGCTCCTACGTCCGGTATGATGTCCTCTTCGGTCTCAACCGTCTCTATCTTCGCAGGCTTGGTATTACCGTCTTTGTCCATCTCAATAATTTTCCGGGTTACTTTCGTTTTCTTCTTACTTCCTTTTGCTCGCTTATACAGACTCAGTTCGACTTCTGCATCTGCATATTCTTTTCCGGCGGCCAGAGCCTCTGCAAACTCCGGGTAATCCTTTTTCCAACGGTTGATTGTCCTCGGAGATACCTCGAATGCGTCAGCTAAATCCTCATCCGTACCGCCTCTCATGCACAATACCTTGGCAATTTTTACAAATCTCTCATCATACTTCTGCTTTGCCGCCATTCAACCACCTACTTCCCTGCCAGGTAGTCAGCCGCCCAGTATTCAATCATCTGCCATTTATTCTTACTGGTAATCGTGCCGTCCTTCTCTGCTTTTTTCAGAGCTTTTTTGATTACTTCTGCCGATTCTACCGGAATGGCAGCACTGCCAAATACTTTCGCAAGGTACGTCCAATCCATGTCTGGGTCAAAACCGGCATCGTCCATTTTCTCATTTGCAGCATCAATCATGGAATGGACTGCCGCCCCTACGTTCCGGATGTCCGTAAACTGCTGGTACTTATCCAGTGTCTCCACGAACTTCTCGCACTGCTCATAGGCAGCAACACCGATAATCTCAGCACAACTACCGTCCAGATTCTTCATCAATGCATCCAAGTCTCTAATCTGGTTCGGAAGAAACGCAAACGCAATGGTCTTGAAATCAAACTGAACCGCCGGAGTATTCAGCTTATCAAACTGCTCCAACGGTTCTTCCAGAATTTCTTTCCCTATATAGCTCTCCATCATATCATCGACGTTATCCATCAGCTTCACAATTTCTCTCAGCGTACTCTCATCATCAAACCCAGAGATTGCATTGTGAGCCAACTGCTTAGAAGCCGCCTTGCTTCGGGTCAGCCCGCTCTTATCCAGGATAACGATAATCTCTTTCAGTCCAGCCTCCCTTGCACTCTTTACTCTGTGATGCCCTGAAATAATCTCCAGCTTCTCTCCCATCAGTGCAATCAGAGGTAAACTCTCCAACTGCCCTCTGTTTTTGATGTTCGCTGTGAGCTGGTCCTGCATCTCATTTTTCATTATCCTGGCATTGATGTCCTGCTCCTTAAGCTCGGCTAACTGCACCTTCGCAATGTACAGCTCCGTACCCATGTCATAAATTATTTCATATTTTGCTTTCTGCTCTTCTGCCACTGCCTTTCCCTCCTTAACCATTCTTCCAATGTTTCCTGCTCTGTTCGGTCAGCCAGCTCCGCTTCGTATGTCAGCTTGAAACCGTTGTTCTTATCCTTCTGCCGGTTTACCAGCTTCATAATGCCCCGGACTTCTTTGTTCTCCGGATACTTCGTCAGCATGGCGGTCCGGACTTTCGTTACCTTCTCACGTTCCAGATCGTCCAGGAGCGTTTCTGTGAAGCAATGATTCTGTGCCAACATATACAGTAGTCTACCGAGCCGATACGTGGTGTGTGGGACCTTCATAACGTACCAGATGAAGAGTGATGTGGCTTGCATCTTTGAAATCCCAAATACGCCCGATACCATCCCGTCAATCAGAACAGCTCTATTGAACGTAGCCGATGAACCAACAAAATTATGCGTCCATAGCTGTCTGTAATACTGTGCCTCTGCTGCCTTAATGGAGATGATCTGTACCTTGCTTTTCTCCGTTATCTCGTAATCTCTCGGCAACATACTACAGGCAATCGGTGCCAGCTTACTTTCGGAAGGTCTTTTGATTTTTCTTCCCTCTGCCAGTGCCGCCGCTTCTTCTCCTCTGTTCGAGGTAATGTAGCTGTTCAAATCTGCTCTCGTACCGGCTCTTGCAAATATCGGCTCTCCTACAGCCTCTCCGGTTCTTTTTTCCTGGTAGCAAACAACCAGCGCATTCGCATTCATGCACCGGTCAAACAACTCAACGTGTCCTGTTTCCGGGTCGAACAGCTTATACTCTGGTTCCTTCCAGGTCATTTTCCCCTGTGTGTCATAGAACTTCTCATAGCCGGAGAAGTAGGTCGGTGGATTGGCAATAACCAGCGTGTGTGGATCGTCAAGCACCTCGTCCAGATGATCCCACATATCCAACGGGCGATACGTCATGCCATACATTTCCTTCTTGATATTCTCCAGGCTCTGTCGGATATGCTCAATATGTTCCTCTCTTCTGTCTCTTAAATCTTTCAGCAGATTAAAGAAATACTCATTGCCGGCCGTCTTCGATGTTCTCAGATACATCTGAGCATACAAGGCAACCGCCGGGTCCAACAGTTCCTCATCGGAAAATCCCTGGGCGTGTATCTCCAGTTCATCAAGTGGCTTGCCCGTAATGGCATAGCCCATAACCGAACTCATCATAGACACATCGCTTGTCTCGATCTGCTCCGGTTTATACCCATTCTGGATTGCCAGATTGCTCATGGCGAATGTTCCGGCACATGGCTCCACAAACCTCGTATACCCGTTCTTCGCAGCATTCTTTATCAGATTTACCAAGTATCTCTGCTCCACCGTACCCAAGCACCCCAAAAACATCTCTCCTGGGTCTCTGAAAAATGCCATTGCTTATCAACTCTCCCTTCTCTCGTTTGCATTAAAAAAGGCACCGTACCCTTTCGGATGCGATGCCGTTGTTTTTGGACCGGAGCCCTGCGATGAACAGGGCCTCAACTATGGAATAGTCGTGTGCTGCCTACACCAGCTCCGGATATTATATTAAAGCGCCCATACCAAACAGACTCATTTGCTGGTAGCCATCATCTGGCTTCGTCTGCACTTCGGGCTTCTTACTTGTCGTTGCTACCTTCTTTCCCTTCGGGGGATTCGGGTCTGGAAGTTCTTCGATAATCTCTCCAGTGTTCTCCACCCACCACTCAGCAAAAACAGTTCTGTGACACCAATCTTCCGGGATTCTCACATCCTCGTAGCACAGGAGGACCAAATTCTTTCCCTGGGCCGCTGCGTCACGTTCCATCTTCATAACCATGTTGATGATTCTGTCCTTGCCTATGCCGTTCAGCTTCTCGTAATAGGCTTTCTTGAAATCTTCCAGGTTCATTCTCAGCATATACCCTTTCGGTGCCAGTGAGTAGCACTGGTTTTCCAGTCTGTACGCCAGTTTGAATTTCGGCGTCCCGATGCTGATTCCTACACAGTAATATTTGCCATCTGCAAGCTCTTTGTTGCTATATCTGCTCGTATAAATTCCCATTGTCCGTCTGCTCCTTTTCCCTTGAAAAACCGTTGTTTTCCATACTTTAATTATACCAGATTACCTACCTAAGTACAGGGAATACAGGCTGTTTACCGTTTTTTAAGAATCCCTTCCTCCGGCTTTGCGGTCCGAAGACCGCCCAGCCATCAGAGAAGGAAAAGTCGATTCACAGTGCTCCATTTTTATGGTGTGACATATGGGCTTTTGGCACTTACTACGTTACCACAGGTATTTTACCCTCGTCAATTCCATATTTTCTACTGTTTTTGAACCCAGTTTTCTCACACACCCAACAGGTACACCGCTATGATTTTGCAGGCGTTACCGATGTCCTTATAGACAGTCTTCTCACTCACGCATTCCTCACTCGCAATCTGAGCAACCGTCTTTTCTTCCTCCGCTATGTAGTATTCGTACACTTCCCTGTAACACCGCATAGCTTCTGGCTTTTTCGATGTTTCGCACTCCTCCCGGTACGTCTCAATCGCACGCTCTATCCGGTTGATGTAATACATATTCTCCGCCCTGCGTTTTTCTTCTTTCTCTACTACGCTTTCCTGGCTATTGATATGTGCCGAACCCATCAAATCTCTTAGGAACGCCCACCGTTTTTCTACTTTCTCGCTTTCCGTAAATTCTTCCTTTTCCGGGATTTCCCTTTTCAGTCTACGGTAGTCTGATAACAATTTCTTGGTTCTTTTTACCTTATCAGCGTTACTCTGCTCACGTTTTTCGGTCTTTTTTCGCTCTTCTCTGCACATTTTGACCGCTTCTCTCGCAGATATTTCCGCTATCTGTGTCAGCTCTCTCCCTGTTACCTGGTAGATTCTGTTTCCCTCCAGACTCTCCGTTTCCACAGGTGCGATTGCTAACAGTTCCTGCTCACTCTGCCTTTCCATATACCGCCATACCTCCTTGACTTTTCTTGCTCTGCTCCATATAATGAATCTATCTACGAACATTTGAGGAGCTGCCGTGGGGTTATGGCGGCTTTTCTTTTTAATCTAAAATCTGTAACCCAAGTGCTACATAGCCTTCCTGCAATCCGATAAAGTCTCTTAGAACATATCTTACTACCACTCCGATTTCTCTTCCGCTGTATTTGATGTTGTCCCATTCTTTCAGAATCAGCACATCTCCCACCTGGAAGTCTCTGTCATTCTTCCGGATTTCAAACGGTTTGTTGCCCTCTATCGTTTCCTGGAAATATTTTGGGTATGTCTTCAGCTCGTGTGTCATGCCCTACCTCCTGTACTTCTTGCACGAAGCGAAGTGCGAAATATAGCCTGCTCCATCTCCACGCTCGCCTACCAGGATTCTTCCTGTCACTACCTCTCCGTCCGGCGTGACAATCTTCTCTTTCCCGGTACTGTCCTTCTTGTAATTATGCAGTGCCATGTCTACCGGCATATTCTTTCCAGACCGCATCCGCACCCACAGGATTCTTCTACCGCACTGGCGGCACGTTCCTTCGCTTGCCCTGCTGATCACAACCGCACCTTCTTTCCCTTTCCTGCTGTTCCGTATCTCAAAGCCTCATTCAGAACAGCGACCATCTCCGTAATGCTTACTGCTATTGCCTGGTTCCTGTTTCTGTCATTGATGCTTACCATACCAGTCTGCAAGCTGGCCTTGATTCCGACATCCGTTACTTTCTGATGCAGGATTCTCTTCTCTTTCTGAAATACTCCGGTTCCTTTGAACTTCGTATATGTACCCTTCGTCTCAGCGTACACTCCATCCATCGGCCCTTCCTTCGAGTCTGTAACATGCCCTATGATAAAATCACTCATACCGTTCCTCCTTTACTCCGGTAACGATGTTTCAGTTACCTGCTTTGCCCCTATGCTGCTTAATTTCTTCAACACCTCCGGGATATTCATTCTTTCAATCGTGTCTTTCGCAAGGTTTTCTTTCAAATTCTGTTCCAGTGATTTTATCAGAGATTCCTCTACCTCTCTCTTAGCATTCGCAATCAGCTTTTCAACCTTCTTTCCAAGTTCCTCTTCCAGATACTGACTCGTGAGCAGACCAGCAGCGGATAATTTTCTGTCACTGGAATAACTTGCAATGCGGCCGTCCCTGTCATATCTCTTTTCCGTAAGGAACAGTTCAAATCTCTCTCCCACGTATTCAGACAGGGGCTTGTACGTTACTTCATCGCTCCAGGTGTTTTTCTTTTCCGGGATAACAATCTTTCCGATCTTCTCCTCACACACGTTCGCAATGAACTGGTCTACGGTTGCCTGTATCGTTTCTTCTGCCTCCAGAATCTTCTCTGCAATTTTATTATCCACTGCCTTAACAGCTTCATTCGTTGCCTTTTCCAGAAGGGCGTTTTCCACGCCCTTCACAATCCGTTCTCTTAACTCATCATCGATGGAGTATGCCTCTTCATCCATCCAGTCAAGTTCTACCTCGATATTAAATTTTGCCATTCGACTTTTCCTCCTGTTTCTGTTTTTCTGCTTCTGCCGTCATTCTTTGGAAAACGCAAAAGCCCTTGCACCTGTCCGGCGGCACTCCGCATGATTTACACGATATGAACAATGACCCATCTTCTTTTCTCGGTCTTTTATCCATGTATTATCCCTTCATTTCCTCTTCAACCTCTGCTCCGCACCGGCAACAGATATTCTGGATTGGCTCACCCAGTTCTCCTCTGAAAATCTGGATGTTATCCATGTGGATTACCGCTGTACACATCGGGTCATAATGCTCTGCCAGGAAATGCTTGATAGGTTCCGCCGCTGCCTCGAACTCCTTCATCAGCTTTTCAGCCTTTTCCTTCTCTTCCTCTTCCGGATGCAGAAGTCTCTCATAATCCGTCCAGCGTTCATCAATGTATCTTCTCTCCAACAGTTTTCTCTTTCCATCTTTCTCAATAACAACCTGGCTCCCTTCCACTGCCAGGATTCTTACTGGCTCGTCCATATACTTTTCTCTATCGAAAGTCGGTACAGGAACCATAAAATCTAAGCGAAACGCACGTTCCATTTCCCATGGCATTACCTCACGCACCTTATCTGTTCTGATTGCCATTCTGCCTACTAAATCTCTTAAATTCATTTACTCTTCCTCCTCTGGTTCATCATATCCATACTCATCATCTTCGGTGTCGGTTTCATCTTCCTCAGTGCCACTTGTAATCTCTGTACCGTCCCCTGCACCGTCTAAATCGGTTTCATCAGTAAATTGTGTATCTTCCGGGTTATCGCCCGTAGAATCGTCATATACGCTCTCGTCTGCATCCTCGTATTCTTCCACCGGACCAGGAAGGGCGTGTTCATCTGCTACCTCTCCCGGAAGTTCCGGATGTTCGATGTACTCCGGACCATTATCCGGCTCAATCCCTGCCGGTCGCGGTTCCGTCACATCTCTGTAGTCAGCATCGAAAATACTTCTCTGTGTTGTATCGGCTACCGGCCGCATCTCGTACTCCCCGGTCTCCTCATTCAAGAACAGTTCCATCTCGGTATCCAGATTGCCCTTCTTCATATCTTCAACTTTCATCTGGCTTGTTACCTTATGGCTGAACTTTGGCTTCGCAATCTCTCTGCTTTCTCCTGGAATGTTTGGATTGTAATTCGGCACATACTCTCTCACGAGCGATACATCCAGTTTCAGTGTCAGCGTTCCTTCCTGGCATTCCTTTTCCTGCATATTACCGAGTAGTCTCTGTAATACGAAATTCATATCTCTCTTCATGTCATTAAAGGTATCGCCATCAAAATTCAATTCTTTCACAAAATCACTCATCCTACTTACCCGCCTTCCCGAACTGGATATTATGTTCTTTCATGTACTCCTGCAAATCCTTCAACTGCTGGAGTGTGCCAATCGCATAGAAGGTTGCCTTGTATTTCTTCTCCTCCGGAAGAGCTTCTTTTTCGGCCGGCTTTTCTGCAGGTTCCTCACTCTGCACATCGGCCGTCTTATCCGGAACAGGTGCATTGTAGCCAGATTCCGAAGCTCTTTCCTCCTGGGCCTGCTGTTCTGCCAGTGCTTTTTCTCTCTCCGCACGTTCCGCAGCGATTCTTTCAGCCTCCTGGCGTCTGCGCTCCTCTGCTTCTTTGGCCCTGGCTTCTGCTTCGACTCTCCGGCGTTCCTCTTCCTCTGCTTTTCTCTTGCGGTCTGCCTCCATCTGCTCTTCAAACTTAATCAGACGAGCATTCTCAGCCATAGCCTGGGACATATCGAGTGTTCTCACATATACATCCTTCGCATTCAGTTTGTACTTGCTATCCAGTGCATCAATAGCCGCCAGGTCGCTCTTTACTCTCTGAATCTTTTCCTGGATTTCGGTTGCCGCCTTGCTTTCCTTGAAGCTCACGTTCAGATACTGTGCCTCGAACACTCGCTCAAAAGGAAGAACCTCTGCCAGCTCTCCGATTGCCTCAGTATATACATCCTGTAGTCTGGCTTTCTTCTCCTCTTTTACGCTGTTCTCATATTCCTTTACTTGCCCGTCAATGATGCTGATCTGCTCCTTGATGAGTGCCGTTACATCCTTCAAGTCACTCTCGAACACTTCATACGGCTCCATGCACTTTTTCTTGACGAGCTTTCTTCTGTCCTCAATCTCATTGAGCAGTTTTCTAAGGGCGGCTCTGTCATTCTTCGCATCCGATACCGTATCTTCCGTATACACCAAGCCCTGGTATGCTGCCACAATGCTTCTGACATTCTCCTCCAGCTCTGCTTTGTTCCAGTCAATCTTCTGCAAGAACCCGTCTTCCGTTGGATTTACTAGTCTTATCTCCATTTTTTCATCCACTGTGAATTTCCTCCTATTCTTCCTCTGACAAATTTATAATCGTCACTTCTACTCTCGGATTCTCTGAGTAGAACTTCCGGCACTGACAGTCAACAATCTGCGTATCATCGTAATATGCCAGGTTGTTGAGGCTGTCAGCGATAATCTTTACCACGTTATCCATATCCGGTTTCTTAGTCGGGCGTATCTCTCCGGCCAGCATCGCAGCTCTTTTTTTCTTCGATGCCGACTTAGGAATCCGGTAGTACGCCTTAATCCGCATATCCAGCATCGCCTCTTTCGGAAAGTTCTCTGTCCCGTAGGTCGTCTGCCATTCCAGCTTTACCAGATTTTCATAGGACACCGTATCTTTCGGGGTTATGGCATGGCCGGTCTTCGTATTGAATCTCGGTCTGCCTTTTCCTTTCGGCTCCCCGTACACCGTAAACTTCGCTTTTTTCATGTCCGCCTCCTACTGACTTCCCAGGTTGCTTTCCTCAAGCATGGCCTGGATGCAGTACCAGCTACTCTTCTTTCCTTCTCTCGCAACCTTGATATGCCGGGTTGTATAACCGTTCATTACCAGGATTCCTGCAATAGTCCGTCTGTCCTCCGCATTGAAAATTCTCAGCGTGGCGTCCGGCTCAAACTGTTCATCCGCTGTTTGCATACCGAATAGCTTCGCCGGGTGGATTTCCAGGGTTTCCGCAATTTTGATGAGGGAGGATGCCGGGATGTCTACTCTGCCTTTTTCGTAATCCGCTACCGCTGACTGGCTTTTGCCGATTGCTTTTCCCAGGTCCTCCATCGTCATATTCTTTTCTGTCCTGCAACTCCGGATATTCGCTCCAATCTCTGCCATATCCATATCTCACTTCACCTCCATATCACACCTTCCCCTGCAAGTTCCGCATGACCTGTTGGAACTTCGCCCTCGTTTCCTCAGACATTCCAGGTTCCGGTTCTGTTTTTTCTTCTGCCTGTTTCTTAGCTTCGAGCGCAGGCTGCTCTTTCTTTTCCAACTCCAACGCATTGTCTCTCATGCTGGCAATCAGCAACCGGATTGATTCCGGCAGCTTTTTCTCCTCGCTGATTCTCTGCACTGTTGTCCTGTAATTCCGGATAAAATGAGACTGCTCTACCGTCTCAACCCGTTCAGAATCCATCAACGCCCACTCTTTCAGATTTGCCGCACTTCCTACGGCTCTCTGGCAAGCCTCCGGCAGTTTCTCAAATTCTTCCACCGAATGATACCCGGAATTTCTGACCGCCTTTCTTACCAAAGACCATGCCTCCAACTCACTCATGCTGCTATCCACGCTCTCAACAATCTGCGTTGCCTTTTCTCTGATGTCTGCTATCGTTGGCGGAAACTTCTCTGTCAGCATATACTTCTGGATTGCTACGTTGGCCTGCTGATACGGAATATCTTTCAGCAACTCAAACCATACATTGAAAGCATCCTGGTCTGGAATGAATGTCGGCTGTGCGTATACAGCTTTCATTCCCTTAACAAGCGTTTTGAACTCCTCTCTTGTCATTACCAGTTGTCTACCTCACTCACTCTATTCTGAATCCGGTCCCCGGCCGACCTCTGCGGAATCTGCGTCATTTTATCCCAGATAATGCCTTTCCAGTTATTTGACATACACTCCTCAATCAAATCGCACACCCGGCCTTCTCCAAATTCTGCTACTTTCTTCTCTACCTGCCGGAGAAGAGATTTCATGCCCTGCTCTTTGTAACCTTCCTTGCGTTCAATCTTGTATGTACACCATTCACGCATCTTTTCTCTGATTTCTCCGCCGAGTGCGTAATCCGGAACCAGACGCTCATAGAGCTGCATCGTGTCTTCCTTCTTTACCGTTGCCTTTTTCGGCTTCGGCGGCTTTTCTACTGGTGGCTTCTCCTGCTCCGGTTCCTGCATCTCCGGAATCAATGCCTCCGGTGCCTGGGAACCGCTCAGTTTCTTCTCGTCCTGGATGCGGCGATAATACTTCCTCTGCCGGTCCGCCTCTGTAGAACTCTGCCCGATGAAATTCTGAATATCCATCATGTAGATTGCACCGTTATCCAGTACCTCTACCAGCTTCAACTGTTCAAAAATTTTCATCGCACGTTCTACCGTCCCTACCTGGTGTCTCGTAATCGTTGAGATCATCTCCAGACTGTACGGGATGTAGTCCTTGTACATCAGCCGCCCTTCATTTTTCAAGCTCCGCAGGTACATCTTCATGAGTATGTCGCTGTACAAATACCCATCTTTCATCCCCTGGAGAAGCAGCATTTCATCAGAATCGAAGAAATCCTCCTTCAATTTCAAGTAGTAGTATTTTTTGTTATCTGCCATCTACTCACCGCCTAAATTCCGGCTACCAGGTTCGTAATTGAAATCGGTCTCTTCAAAACCTTTGTATGCCTACAACAATCGCACATCTCGCATCTGTCCGGTTCAGCCTCTCCGTTCTTCACTCTGAGGATTCTCGGCATATTCATTTCTACCATGTGTTTTGCCTCATCAAGATAATTCTGTGTTACATGAATCACTTCGATGTTTGGCTCCTCTTCTTTTGTCCCTGCTGCAATGTAGAATGGTGGTCTCTCTCCGGTGTTCTGGTACACAATTTCCTGGTATATCGCACCCTGGATATCGTAACCCCAGTACCGCACGAAATCTAAATAGCCGATGTCTTTTACCCACTCCAACTTAGTGATTGATGCCATAACCTTAAGGTCCGTAATCGCAATTCCTCTCACGAAGCTGTCAATTTTGATTTTCCATTCTGCCCCGAACAGCTCTCCAGTCATAATGACCTGTTTTTCTCCGCTCATATACTGCATAAACAGTGGGTCTCTCTCCATTCTGGCGATGATTCTCTCTGCCTGCTTATAATTCGCTTTCAGCTCGCCTTTCTGAGTGAAGATTTCCGGATTCGCTTTCTTGAACTCTTCGAGCGTTCCTTCAAAGTAGGAATCCACATAGGACCCCACCAGAAGCGGCGTGGTCTTTTTCTGTGCCCACCGTTCTTCCAGCTTCTCAATGGCCGAAAATTCACACGCCATCTTTCCGTATGTTCCTGCGAAATCCTTATACTGGGACACACTCATATACTTCTCGTTCGCTTCTTTGCTATAATAATTCTCTGCCGTCAAAACCATATGCCACTACCTCCTACGCCTCTTCCAAAACCATTCCGTCAATAACCGGCTCTGCCTGCTTCTGGGCTTTCATCGCTGCAAAAGCGTCTACCGGCTTATCATTCTCCGGCAACAACGCCTGTCCTGCTGTTGCTCCCGGAAGGGACTGCTGATTGAATACCGCATCCCCACCATCTTCGTAGGCTTTCTGCTGCTCTATATTGTCAAAGTCCAAATCAATCAACTTGCACAATCTTCTCAATACCGTTTTCTTGTACATCTCACCAGTGCTGCTTTTCCATGCCTGGCTGTCTTTTGCTTTAGAGTATGTGTTTCTGACATTTTCGATGTCTTCCGAACTCATCGTGTCATACATCATCGAACCATCTTCAAAAACCACAATAGCGAATGCTCCAATCATCTGTTCATTGGAAAACGGCTTCGGTCTGTACTTCACATTCTGTTTGCCTCCATCTACCTCTTCCATGAAGAAATCGCCCTGCCGTACTACTTTCGCAAAAATGTCTTTAATCTTATTTTTGCTGTACCGCTTGCACAATTTGATCTCGCCTTTGTAATCAGTTTGAAAAGTGAGGTTTCCGCCATACGGGATTGCGTAACACTCTCCATTAAAAAAATCCAGTCCCAGGTATGCCGCTTTTGCCAGGCAAACCGGGATAGTTTCCGGGTTGATCTTCTCCAACTGTGCTTTCTTCTTATCGTCCTTCATCATATCCTGGATTACCGTAATGCAATTCAGAATAAATCTCTGCTGATTAAAGCCAGCCGGTAACGCTTCTTTGTTTTCGGTCAGCTTCTTTGTCAGTCCGGTTTTTATCGTGCCGTACCACTGTTCTACGGTCATCTGTCCCATATCCTACCTCCTATGCTTTTTCCAGGCTCTCACCCAGTAATTCAAATATTTCATCAATCGTCATGCTTTTTAAGCACTCCTCGCACACATAACTTCCGCAGCTCTCATAGAATCTGTCGCCCGGATAGATTCCTTCCAGGCATTCCGAACAGATATGAACCTCTTTCGGTTCCGGAGCATTCGGGCATCTCGGATGGCAAGGATTCTGTCCGCATATCTCACACATTATCTTCTTCCTCATCCGGCATCTCCAGAACGCCACTCACACTCTGTATCATTTCTGGAATCCACAGTCTTGCAAGTATCGCCGCCGGAAGAATCAAATACTCTCCTCCAAAAGCTACCCTGCCTCTCTGCTCACAAGCCATCACAATACAAAAGCACTGGAAAATTCCCGTGATGCTTATGTATTCTATCCAGCCCAGAACTTCTGCCATATCCACTGCGTAGATTCTGCTCAGTTTCTTCCACAGAACCCTGTGCATCCTACGTCTCATAACTCTGCTTCTCATGCTGTCTGCCTCCGTTCAGTGAAAATTCCGATGTTGATCCCCTTGCTGGACTCAAATCTTTCTATCAGTTCCTCTTTGCTTTCGATTCCGTAATCTCTTTTCAGAATTTCAAGCATTTTTTGCACATCCATACTCACACCTTCTTCAAAAACTTCTCGCCTACGATTTTCAGTTCGCTGATGGACTCCGCAACTTCATCTAAAAAAGCCAGGATCTTTTTCAGCTCCGGCTTCTCTGTTTCGTCGATGCTTCCATCTTCTGTAATGTCTACGAGTTCTTTTTTGATGCGGTTCAGCTCATCGCAATCCAGTCTCTTCATCAGTCGAAGGGTTATCCCTTCCAGGCCTTTCGCCTCTGTTGCAACCGGAAGATAACTGCATATCGGGCATTCATGCTTGCAATACCCAGTTTTCAGCTCCGGTGCATTATAGAGGTCCGCCATGAGAACCACTTTGTCTACCGGAACTACCTTCGTATTTCCCAACTCATAATCTGCGAGTGTTGAAACAGATATGCCAAGCAACTCCGCCGCACCTTCTCTGGAGTATAGCCTCTCGTTGTACATTGCTGCCCTTTTTCTGGCAACAAAATACACATTTTCATTACCTTTCGTAGAGCCTCTTCCCATTTCTTCACACCATCTTTCCTGTTACAATTTAACTGTCTTTAGAGGAATCCTGTTTCCCTTGATATTCCTGGATTCCGAGTGCACCGCTTATCACTTTCATAACCGGCGGCGAATAGCATCTGCCACAGATAATTGCATTCAGATATTGTGTAGAGTAGCCAGTCTTCTCAGCCAGCTCCCCTGTGTTCATATCCAGGTCAATCATGGCTTTTCTTGCATCCATACACCAATCTCTGGTTGCTTCTTTCATGGACGCTGATGCCTTTTCGATATTGAGAAGGTCACTGATTGCACTTGCAATCGAATCCGAGTAAATCCGGCCATTCACAACTCCGGATACCCTGGTTCTTGACTTGCCGATTCTCTCAGCCAAATCGTTGATAGACCAGCCTCGTTCAATCAGACCCTTCTTAACTTCCTTGCCCCAGTCAGTGATATTGCCCTGCATTATGCTTTTCCTCCTTTCTGATGGATTTTTGCATATGTAGTTTACTTTCTCGAAGTAAAATGATACAATTTAACGGTACAAACGTACACTACATACGCAATCACAAACTACTTATGCGATTTAGCACTTCCCATTTGCGAATCATTTGTAGCTTGTGATTGTATTGTAGCTCGAAAACTCGAATTTGTAAAGAGTTTTTCTTCGATTTCTCGAATTATTTTACGGAGGTGCTACATGGAAGCAATCGACAGAATCGAAACAGTTCTCGAACAGAGGGAGCAAACGCCTTATGCACTGTGCAAATTTCTTGGCATTAACCAGTCTTCCTACTCTACCTGGAAGGCTCGAAACACTCTGCCGCCAGCTAAATACATCGCAGACATTGCCCGGTTTCTGCACGTCTCTACCGACTACATTCTGACCGGAAAAGAATCTGCTTACACTGACGTCCAGACCGAAACTTACACCGATGATGAGAAGGAGCTGCTGAGTATTTACAAGGCTCTGCCAACAGAAAAGCGTTATGAATTTAAAGGGGAAATGAAGGGCTACCTCAAAGCTCTTGAGGAAAGCAAAAAATACCTTGACGATGAAAAAAGATTATCCGTTTAGATTGGTATCGTCATTTCAGATGATACCGGACAGGAGGGCTTATGGATTCAAAGAAATACTTTTTCCTGGCCTGGACCGAAGAACAACTGAATTGCGATGCTGCGGCTCTACTGCTCTATCTCTCTTCCTTCTGTTCTTCTCTGGAGGAAGGGCCTGCATCGCTGTCTGCCGGAACAATTAACAAAATAGCACACCTGCGGAAGAAACTCTCACTTTCGGTTCGTGAGTTCTTGCCGTTGGTCCATACCTATTCCGATATTCTGACAGACACCGACTGCCGCCGGGCGTTGGTCTTTGCTCTTGGCGGCAACATCCATGGCATAGCCTCTCTCTGCGAAGGGAGGATTCCTGCATGGAGCAATTAACATCCAATAACAAATTTACTTTTCATGGGGAAGACACCGGCTTGTCGGTAGTAGATTTCTGGTCCTGGGCTTACAGTGATCTGCTCAACAACACAGACCGGGGCGTACTTGCAGAATACATAGTACACAGTGCGTTATTACCCCCCCCCGATTCGAAAATGCGAACTGATTGGCTCCCCTTTGATTTGACCAGTCCTACCGGACAGCGAATCGAAGTCAAATCCGCTTCTTATCTCCAATCCTGGGATGAAGCGTACCACGAGCATATACAGTTCAGCATAGCACCTCACAGAGCCTGGGACCCGAAAGCCGGATATTCTCCGGACGTCAAGCGTCATTCTGACCTCTACGTTTTTTGCCTTTACAAAGCACTGACAAAAGACGTCTCGCCGCTTGCCCTGGAATACTGGGAGTTCTATGTGTTGCCTACCTATGTGCTCAACGAGCAAAAGCCCAACCAGAAAAATATTTCTCTTAATTCGCTGAAAGCTCTAAAACCTTACATAACGGATTTTGCCGGATTAAGGGATGTAATATTGAATTGCCCGACTAAAAGGGCGTAGAAATGAACATGCGCCGTTCTGTAATGGGACGGCGTATTTTTGGAGGAAAAATATGATTTCAAACAGTGCTGCCACTCACGCAAAAGTGGCTATCTACATACGAGTCTCTACACTGCATCAGATCGACAGGGACTCTCTGCCTATGCAGCGTCAAGATTTGATTGCCTACGCCAAGCTGATACTGAACACTGACGATGTGACAATCTTCGAGGATGCCGGGTACTCTGGCAAAAATACTATCCGGCCAGAATTTCAGAAAATGATGTCTCAGCTTCGGACCGGCACGTACACTCATCTCCTGGTCTGGAAGATTGACCGAATCTCCAGAAACCTTCTGGATTTTGCAGAGATGTACCAGGAGCTTAAAGACCTTGGCGTTACCTTCGTCTCAAAAAATGAGCAGTTCGACACCAGTACGGCTATGGGAGAAGCGATGCTCAAAATTATCCTTGTCTTTGCGGAGCTGGAGCGTAACATGACTTCGGAACGTGTCACTGCCACTATGATTTCCAGAGCCAGCAACGGGCAGTGGAACGGCGGACGTATTCCTTACGGCTACGATTATGACCCGGAAGAACAGGATTTCAGCTTCAACTCCGATGAGTACAACATCGCCCATCTGATTCATGACAAATACGAAGAACTCCGCTCCCTGGTTTATCTGGCCCGGTATCTGAACGAACATGGCTACCGGACTCGTGCCGGTAATGACTGGTCCCCGGTCTCTCTGGATATTATTCTTCGCAGCGTATTCTACTGCGGCGATTACCAGTACAACCGCCTTAAGGAAGGGGACCGGCAGCGTCCTAAGGATAAATCCGAATGGATTACCGTGAAAGACCACCACCCGGCCATCGTAAGCCGAGAACAGAAAGAACGCATCCTTGCACTCCTGGAATCCAACCGCAGGCTCAAATCATTTCGTAAGAGTGGCAAGAGCAAATACACGCACATTTTCTCCGGCCTGCTCATCTGTGGAAATTGCGGTCAACCTATGACCAGTTCCATTTCCACCATAAAGAAGACTACTGGCAGACGCTATTCTCTCTACTTCTGCCCTACGCACAGGAAAAGCAAGCTGTGGTGTACCGGAAAATCTACCTCAGACCCAATCGTTGGCGAGTTCGTCTTCAACTACATTCTCAATATGCTCAACGCTCAAAAGGCGTTCTCTCCAGAAACGAGCATACAGGAACTGGAACAGCAGCTACTCTCCGGCGATACTTTCTCTCCGGTGGCCGCCATTGCCCCGGACGGATTACATGATCTGTTTCATACGCTCCGCACCGGAACCATCAAGGGAGAGGTCTTCGGAAAAGACGTCAAAATCAAAACAGGCTCCGAGCCGCCATTGCAGCTATCAAAACTCAAAAAGGAAAAAGTCCGTCTGGAAAGAGCTATTGACCGTCTGAACAAGCTGTTCCTCTATTCCGAAAAAGCCATGTCGGAATCCGAATACCTCACTCAGAAGATTCAGCTTTCGGACTCCTTGGAAGAAGTCGAAGACAAGCTGGCGTTCCTGGCATCGGAAGGCAGCCTGCAACAATCTATCACTGATGATGAATTTATCGCCAAGGCAAGCAACTTCATACTCTCCCAGAAACTCACTGACCGAAACTACATCAGCTTTCAGTCTCTGAGTGCTACCGTCTCTCCGGAGGTCCTTGATTCTTTTCTCAGCAGTATCATAGACAACATCGTTTTCAAAGACGGGGCCGTTAACTCTATCACATTCCGCAATGGATTGTCTCACACGTTCATCTACAGAGAAAAGCCAGAGGTTTAATCGCCCCTGGCTTTCTTCATATCTCCATATTCCGTTGTATCGCTATTTTGTAGTGAATCGCTCTACAAAATCATCATTGCATCGCCGAAGGAGAAAAAGCGGTATTTTTCTCTTACAGCCTCTTCATAAGCTGCCATAATATGCTCTTTTCCAGCCAGTGCCGATACCAGCATCACCAGTGTGGACTCCGGCAGATGGAAATTGGTGATCAGTCCGTCGATCATCTTGAAGCGGTAGCCCGGATAGATAAAGATCTCGGTCCAGCCGCTTCCGGCTTTTAAAATGCCGTCCTCGCCGGTTGCCGACTCCAGAGTACGGCAGCTCGTTGTTCCGACTGCGATCACACGGCCGCCTGCTGCTTTCGTATCGTTGATCAGTTTTGCCTGATCTTCTTCTACCACATAGAACTCAGAGTGCATGTGATGCTGGGTGACATCCTCCACTTTCACCGGACGGAAGGTGCCAAGGCCGACATGCAGGGTTACATGGGCGATCTTTACACCGGCATCCTGTACCTGCTGCAGAAGCTCTTTCGTAAAGTGCAGTCCTGCGGTCGGAGCGGCTGCGCTTCCCTCGTGTTTCGCGTATACCGTCTGGTAGCGGTTCTTGTCCTGCAGTTTGTGTGTGATATACGGTGGCAGCGGCATCTCGCCAAGCTGGTCGAGGATCTCCTCGAAAATGCCGTCGTAATGGAACTGGATCAGACGGTTTCCCTCATCGACAATATCTACAACCTCTCCGGTCAGAATGCCGTCGCCGAAGGAGATCACCGTGCCGACCTTACATTTTTTGCCCGGTTTTACGAGGGTCTCCCAGATATCATTTTCTCTTCTTTTTAACAGAAGGATTTCGATTGCTGCATCGGTGCCGACTTTCGAACCGTAGAGACGCGCCGGAATTACTTTGGTATCGTTGATCACAAGGCAGTCGCCCGGTTTTAAGTATTTCAGAATATCACGGAAATGGCCATGCTCATATTCACCGGTTTCTTTATTCAGATGCATCAGGCGGGAGGCGCTGCGGTCTTCGAGCGGATCCTGCGCAATCAGTTCTTTTGGCAGATCATAGTAAAAATCTGAAGTTTTCATTGGTTTCCTCCATTCTATTGCAAATCGGCACAAAAGGCCGATGTCAGGTAAAATACTGTGCTGCGCCCGTTCTTTCGGGCTCAACGAACCTTATTATACCATTGCATCCGCCTTCTGACAAGAAATTTAAAAACTCATTTCCTGGATTTTCACTTATTCAATAACCGCCATGCTTCCTACGCGGTCGCCGCTTCTGCTTTTCATTACGACAATCTTTCTCTCAATTCGCTCTTTCAGTTCCGGCACATGGGAGATAATTCCAACCATACAGTTTCCACCGGCCAGTCCCTCCAGTGCTTTCACAGCCTGATTCAGGGATTCCTCGTCAAGAGAGCCAAACCCTTCGTCCACAAACATCGCATCGAGCTGGATTCCGCCTGCGTGCGACTGAATCTCATCGGAAAGGCCAAGGGCCAGAGAGAGGGAGGCCTGAAATGATTCGCCGCCGGAGAGGGTACGCACGCTGCGCTCCGTTCCATTATAATGATCAATGACATTCAGATCCAGACCAGTTTTGACCTTCAGATTTTTTCCAGAGGCTTCCTGACGCTTCAATTCATACTGACCATCACTCATCGTCATGAAACGCAGGTTGGCTTTTCGCAGAATCTGGTCGAAATACGTCATTTGAACGTACGTTTCCAGTTCGATTTTCAATTTCTGACTCATGCCGCCGCACGCCGTATCCGAAAGCGCCCGCACCCATTTGTATTCTTCCTCCAATGCCTGCATCTGGTTCTGCTGATTCTGTACATTTTCGTACGTCTTACGGTTTGTATTTGCCGCATGATACTGTTCGTTGTATTTCTGTTCCAGCTGCTGTTTCTGTTCTGTCAGCTCCGCTATTTTTTCCTGCAGCTCTGTTTCGGAAGGAAGTGTCCGATCTGTCTCCTCATTTTCTTCCAGAGAGCGGATCGTCTCTAGTGCCGCGCGCACTTCGGTAAGCCGTTCTTTCACTGTTTCATATGCTTCTTTTGCTTTCTTCTGCGCCTGTTCCAGCTGCTCTTTTTTTGCACTCCATACGGAAATATTTGTTCGGAGCTGTGTTTCGTCTTTTCCTTCCAGCTTTTCTTTTTTTTCTCCGATCTTTTCCAGCAGCGCTTTTTCCGCCTCTTTTCCTTTCGCCTCCAGCAGTTCCTTCGCATGGATTGCTTTTTCCCGCTGCTCTGCCCGCTCAGTTTCTGCTGGAATCATCTGTTTCAGAGCTTTCCATTCGCTCTGTCTTTCCAGCATTCGTTCCTTATAGAGAATGATTCTGTTCTTTTTCTCTTCCAGACGCTTTTCACAGTAAGCTGCTGCCACAGCAGCTGGCTGTTCTTCCATGTCCACTTCCTCACAGATCGCTTTTTGTGCGTCTTCCATTTTCTGTTTCAGCTGATCCAGAAGTGTCTGCTTTTCTCCGCCCAGCCGTCCAAGCTCTGCCTGTTTTTCTGCCATCACCTGTTTCAGTTTTTCCCGCTGCTTCTGTTCCTGTTGCTGACGTTTCTCATATGCCGCATATTCTTCCCGTCGTGTTTTCTGACGCTTTTCTTCTGCCGCAAGCTGCTTTTCTGTTTCATCCGCAGCCTGTGCAAACTGCTCTTCCGAAAGCTGTGTCAGACGTTCCTGCTCTTTTTTGCATTCCTGATCTGCTGTTTCTGCCGGAGCAGCGGTTCCCCGGGCAATCCGCTGCGTCAGCTCTTCCCTTGCCGTTTCAGCCTGTCTTTTACAGTTTCCTGCCGCTTCGCTTAATGCCGCAGTCACTTCGTTCTGCTTCTGCAGTTTTTCTTTTTGCTGATCCAGTGTTTCTTTATCCGGCACATGTTCCGCCTTTCTCGCCAGCACTGGATGATGCACGGATCCGCAGACCGGACATGGGATTCCCTCTGTCAGATTTTCTGCCAGGATTCCCGCCTGCGCATCCAGAAACAGCTGTTCCAGTTCCTGACACGTTTCCCGCACATCATTTCTGATTTCCAGACTTTTTCGATACGCTTCCTGCTTTTCTTTCCATTCCTTCTGCGCTGCCGTCCATTTTCGCAGTAGCTGCGAAAATTCGGTCCGCGCCCGGCGATATTCTTCCTCCGCAAATGCAGCATCCTGTCTTTCTTTCAGAAATACCGTCGTTGCTTCCATCCGGGATGCCAGCTCGGTGTCCTGCTGTGTCAGGCCTTCCAGTTCTGCTGCCAGAAGCCCCGTCTTCTTCTCGGACTCCTGAACTTTTTCGCGGCATCCCCGGATTGCCATAATCTGCTCCTGCGCCCGCGTTTCATTCTGCTGTACCCTCGCCAAAACCGCATCCACGCCGGAAAGATCTTCTTCCCGTTTTCTTTTCTCAAGCAGCTGCGCTTTCGCCTGTTCCTGCTCTGCTTTCAGTCTGTCCTTCTCTTCCGCTGCCGTCTGCAGTTCTTTCTGCTTTTCCAAAAGCTCTGCCTGTTCCTGCTTCATCTTCTTCAGCAGTTCCAGGCTTTCCTGTTCTGCGCGGATCTGCTCCTCCAGTTCTTTGCAGATGGAAGCCTCCCGTTCTGCCCGTTCGCTTTTCTGCTGTTTTTCCGCTTCCTCTGGAACCAGTCCCGCCAGTTTCTTTTCCTTCTGTGCTTTTTCCTCCCGCCGCTTCTGGCTCTCTTTTACCTTGCCGAGCAGCTGGGTTTTCTGCTCCATCTCTGTTTCCACCGCTTTCCGCTCCTGCTCAAGATCCGAAAGTCTTTTCTGATCCATCTCGATGCAACGTGCCAGCAGTTCCATCCCCCGCATCACCTGACCGTCGAAATTTGCCTTTTTCAACTGCGCAAATTCCTCTTTGAACACCGCATCCTCCGGGCAGACGATATTGTCGAGATACTGGAGAATACTCCTCCGCTTTTCACTATACGTATTGCTTCGCTCTTTCGCGGCATCCCGCAGACGATTCTGCAGCTCCTGATAAATTTCCGTATGAAACATTTTCCGGAAAATTTCACTTCGATCTGCCGTTTCTGCCAGGAGAAGTTTCTGGAAATCCCCCTGCGCGATCATGGCAATCTGTCGAAACTGCTTCTGATCCAGTCCGAGAAGTTCCGTTACAGCTTTTGTCACTTCCGTACTTTTCGTCACCGGCTGTCTCCCATCCGGAAAAATCAGTTCTGCATTTGCTCTTTCTCTCGTCATTCCCTGACCGCGCTCCTTCGGCCGATCATACTCCGGATTCCGCTTTACCATATAATCTTTTCCCTGATGCGCAAAGGTAAGCTCCACAAAAGTGCGCACTTCCGGCGCGGCATACTTGCTGCGGAACATCTCCCCCGTCCGGATTTCACCGCTTGCCTCGCCGTAGAGCGCAAAGGTAATCGCATCAAAAATTGTTGTTTTTCCTGCACCGGTATCACCTGTAATCAGATACAGGCCGCCGCTGCCCAGTTTTGTAAAATCCAGTTCTGTCCGGTCCGCATATGGTCCGAATGCACTGATAATCAATTTCTTTGGCTTCATCTTTTTATCCCCCTAAGCAATGCTTTCACAAATGCTTTCTGCTGTTCCGTCATGCTCTGGTTATTCTGCAGTTCATAAAATTCCTGAAACAGCTCCAGTTCCGATTTTTCCTCGATACGTTCCGCCGCCGTTACCTCCGCATTGGAACGCGTTCTTTTATTGTCATATTCCAAACGCATCAAATTGGGATAAATCGTCCGAAGCTTCGCCATGCCGTCCGGAACATCCTCCTCATCCGTCAGGGTTACCATCAGATAATCCGTACGGTCGCTGTTTTCATAGAACGTTTTTGCTGTCACTTCCAGATACGTTCCACGGATTTTTCGAAGATCGTGGAGCGGTTTCAATGGAATCGTGCGAAGTTCGACGGTTCCTTTTTCTTTCAGCTCTACAATGGTAATCGACTTCTCCTGTCCAGCCTCGGAAAACGAATATTTGAGTGGTGAACCACAGTAGCGCACGGTCTCGCGGCCAACCTTCTGCGGACTATGGATATGGCCGAGCGCCACGTAATCAAACGCATCAAAAAGCTCCACCGGAATCTGATCCACATCACCTACCTGCAGTTCCTCTGCCTCGCACCGCAGCGCGCCTGTCACAAACTGATGCGCTAAAAGGATATTCCGCTCTCCTGGATCTATTTGGGTCTGCTCCAGTGCCGCCCTCACGCCATCTGCCGTGGACTGAATCTCCTCCGCGCGTTCCGGCAGGGCATGGCGTACGGTTGACGGGCGCAGAAACGGAAGAAGATGAATCCACACCGTTCCATATGCATCCTGTAACGCGAACTTTTCTATTCTTCCATCATATACCTTCGACAAATAGATTCCGCTCTTCCCCATCAGATTCGACCCAAATGCCAGCCGCTCCGCCGAGTCATGATTGCCGCTGATGATAAAAACCGGAACTTCCTGCTCCGAAAGGCTGGTTAAAAAGGCATCCAACACCTGCACTGCCTCCGCCGTTGGAATCGTCCGGTCATATACATCTCCGGAAATCAGAACTCCATCCGGTTTTTCCCGCATAACCGCCTGCAGGATCTGTGTCAACATATATTTCTGGTCCTCGATCATGGAAAACTCATGCACGCGTTTTCCAATGTGAAGATCCGATAAATGAAACAACTTCACAAAAACTATCCCCTTTCTGCAGCAAAAACTCTGTTTTTCCTATGTTCTCTGCTCATTATACTATACCCAACCAGAAAAAGAAATCATCCGCCAGGAAAACGAAAAAAAGACTCCTGTTCACACAGGAGCCTCCAACCATAGCGAGAGGGGGATTCGAACCCTCGACACCGCGGGTATGAACCGCGTGCTCTAGCCAACTGAGCTATCTCGCCATATGTAATTTTTGATAAATATGGGACCTATAGGGCTCGAACCTATGACCCTCTGCTTGTAAGGCAGATGCTCTCCCAGCTGAGCTAAGATCCCATATCCTGTTTTTCATCAGCGCTTATGTCCCGCTGACATTTATAGATTTTAGCACTGTTCTTTTAATTTGTCAACGGTAATTTTTAAAATTTTTCAAATTTTTTCTTTTATTCCTACAATAGCGTCGATTATGGTACGAACATGCCCAATTCAGGAAAAAGGCTGCCTGCTTTCTCAGCAGACAGCCTTCTTCTCATCCATGTCAAACTTCCACGATCTCCCGCACACACAGATCATCTACCGTCGTATGTAAGATCTCGGCAAGTGCAAACAGATTTTCAATGTTCGGCATCTTTTTTCCTTTCTCCCAGTTCCAGACACTCTGAACCCCGGCGAGCCCCATCTTCTTCTGAATGTCCGGTCGGTTCATCCCCAATCTTTCACGCCGGCTACGGATATTTTCGCCCGTTTTCTTCATGTTCAAGTTTGCATAGATCTGTTCCGATTCTTTCATATCTTTGCCCTCCCTAATTTCTTTTCTTATACCCATATTTTACACTCCGGGTTAAAATCATAAAAGGTCAGGACAGAAAAAATTTTCGTTCAGGTTAGCCCCCCTTCTTTTTTCCTTTTACCCCTTTTTATATACTGTTTCAGGTACTTTTTTATCATTTTAGATTATATGTGTTTTTGTTCTCCCTAACTTTTGTTTTCTTTTCTGGACACATATTTTTTCGGGTTAAATTTTTAAAAATGTCACTTACTTCCGTAAATCGTCCCGAGTTCATACCCTCTTTTTCTGTCAAGGTCGAGGCTCTTCAGTAAAAAGAGCGTATCATGTTCATCGCAGTCCGTCTGGCTTTCCCGGAAGAAGGACAGATTTTCCTCTATACGTTCATCCAGATTGCTGATGCTCTTTCGCAGTTCCTGATAGAGACTTTTGGTAACCATTTCTTTGTAATGGCCCGGCACCTGGTTCAGCACCCACTCGTGGAGATGGATCATGTTGTGCAGTACAAGTTTTTCGTCTTCCAGCCCTTCCGGTGTTATGACAAAGCATCCTGTGCCAGGGTAAAACTGAGCCTTGCTGCTTCCTTTCTTTTTACAAAGTTTCAGTTTGAACAGATCATATGAAAAATAAGTCAGCTCATCCGGCAGCGGAATCGTCTCCGGTTCCCAGGTTCCGTCCTCACGCTGTGCTTCCGCTGCGACGAATGGCCCGCAGATGCTTTCCCGTTCCATCCGCATATCGTCAAAGAACTCCTCAAACTCACCCATCCGCATGGAAATCGTTATTCTGTCCCGGATTTCCTGATCCACTTTTTCCGGGCTGCCTGTTTTCACCGGACGTGTCTTGTACAACTGGTCAAGTCTGACTCCATAAAGCCGTGCCAGATTCAACGCATTATCAATGCTTGGAAGTTTCGGATGTGTTTTGCTCTCCCAACTGCATACCGTCTGCTCTGCCGAAAGTCCAATCGCGTCTCTCACCTGTTTTAACTTCAGGTTATTCTCAATTCTAAGTTTTTTCAGATTTTTTGCTGTTTCTATGGAATCAATCCCAACATTATTATAAGCATCCATCTAAAATTCTCCTCGTTATTCTCCAAATTATTTCTAAAAAATGTATCCTCGTTACTGTTCATTCAGCAGTGAACCGTAACTGTCCCCCGACAGTTGAATCCTTTTTCTCATCCTGGGCTTGCATTTTTTCTCTGGAAAGTGTAATATCATAGATGTAACTAAAAGGAAACTGAGTGGCTTCTGCCTACGCAAAGCAACTACTACCCTAAGCTACAACCCCCCAAAAAGCTCAGGTCCAGAGTTAACCTTACTTTCATAACTCTGGTTCCCCTGAGCTTTTTCTTTTATCAGATCTCCGCCAGAAAAAATTCCTTATTTCCCGCGTGCTTCATCCATCTTCTTCAGAATACTCTTTGCAAGATTCATCGTCTGCCCACCGCACATTTTACCGAAGAGTTTTCCGCAGGCTTCCACGGCCTCCGCCTCTTCCTTCACGCAGTCCGCATAGATTCTTTTTGCGATCACCGGGGCAATCAGCTTCCATTCTGCCGTTCCAAACTCCTCTGGCAGAATACCTTCATCGCGCATTTTATACAGCTCTTTTTCCACGCGCTCCCGCGTCACCATCCGCTCAACAGTTGCAAACGCCATCTTTTTCGCCGCTTCCTGCTCCGATGTGATCGGTGCTTTCTGTGCTTTCATCTCTGAAAATTTTTCATTCACAATCTTCAGCACAAACGGCGCTCTCGAGTCCGGATTATTCAGTTTCGACATATTCTTGACGATAATGCCTTCCTCGCAGTCCCCATCCGTATACTTCGTAATCCGCATGAAACTCCGACAGTGATCCCAGTCCACGAAAGGTCCGTCATACAGCACATGTATATACGGAACTCCTACCTCAGCCGCCAGCGCCTTTACCTGCTTCTGCGGCAGATAACCGTCCGCTTTCAGATCGTAGACATCGTACATGATCCAGATATTCAGATATTTCTCCGGATACGGTACACGATGACGCGTCATCCATTCCCCAAAAAATACATAATCGGGATACTTCTGAAACTTCTCCGCGTCCAGTGTATCCACATAGTCGAGAAATTTTGATGTCGCGTCGACATCCTTTGTCCTCACGATCTGCTGCTTTCTGGAGAACGCCGCAAGCTTTCCTGTTTCCGGGTCATACCGTACGCTGGCATTGCTTCCATCGATTTTAATCTGAATCACAATGTGATCCCCGGGCTCGAAAGCCCAGGTGTTCTTGTTTTTGTGCATCTCATTTTCCTGCACGATTCGCTTGATATCCATAAATTTCTTCTGCTCCATAAAATAATACCCCTTTCCTTTCTAATTCTCATGGGTACACTCATAGATCGTACCCAGCTCATAACCCATTCTGCGGTCGAGATCCAGGCTCTTCAGGTAGAAGAGCGTATCATGCTCGTTGCAGTCCGATGCACTGATTCGGAAGAAGAAAAGATTGTCCATGATCTTCTCATCCAGATCCGCAATCTCATCCTTCAGTTTCTGATAAAGGCAGACAGTAACGAGTTCCTTGTACCGGGATGGCAGGCGCATAATTAATCTCTCCCACTCGATGAGATACCTGGCCGTTCTCATCTCTTTCACCATGTAAAATTCTATCATACCTCATCTGCCCAGTCATTCGTCCCGCAGTATAACTGCCGCGTTCTCTTTTACGCAAAACCGGGATGGTATCCTGCAGATGAAGCAGAATACCATCCCGGTTTTCCTCTATTGACAAATATACATGCTCAAGTTTCTTCAAACAGTTCTTTTATTCCTTTAGCAAATAATCATTGTTTAATACTTTCATAGATAACGGTCCTTCCACAATTCTGGAATACACTGGTTCCAATGGGCGTATTACAATTCCTTCTTTATTCATACCAGATGTATACTTTCCCTTTGCTCTTTCTAAAAGTTCTTCGATACTATCATACTCAAACAAATCTCTTTCTTCTTCCACCGGAACCATTTTTAGGTTCAGAATTCCGCACAGTTCTTTCATCTTCGCAAGAGACAGTCTTCTGTGTGGTTTCAGATCTATCATGGTAAATACATACCATTCCGGTTTTTTCAGCTTTAATCTGTTCTTTTGAATACCAGCACCGCAGAATTCACCCTGAATTGCGAGATCTGACAGATTATTCTCCTTTATTCTATCGGGTATCCCATTTTCATGTGCATATTTCCACATCGCACATTTTCCGTCATCTGCATATTCAAAATTTCTTCCGCATACACCAAAATGATCGTCTTTCCGATACATCGTAACACTGGTTCCGTCCATCTTTGTACTGATGTAATATCCATTTATCTTTTTAAATTCGTCGATCAATTCTGGATAAGACTGTACTCTCAGCTCATCTGTTTTTGGAATTCCGTCTGGAAACTCCCCTATAATCGTACCACTGCTGGTGACTCTTTCCTCTACTTCCCACTTTCTGATTCCAAGCAGCTCTGTAACCTCATCACTAATCTTATACGTTCCTTCCGGCAATATAGATAAAGGCTGAACCAGGCCCTGAGAAATCTGGCCTCTAAATTTCATAGTTCTCAGCCGAAAACCTTCTCCCAGAAGTTCGTTCTTCTCATAGCTGCTGCTTCGCAGAAATTCAAACTGCTCACAAATCGGAAGAAACGAATCTGCTTCCATATATACACAGCAATCTCCAACCCGAAACTGTCCCTTATTCGCAACACACTTCCATCCCAGGACATGCACACACTCTATTCTGTCTGCTCCTTCAATTGGAGTTATGTGATGTACATACTGCACAGATGCCAATTTTCGCTTTCCCATTTGCATATTCCGCTTCAAACTGAGCAAAGCTCAGCAGGTTGATTAATTACTATTGGTTATTCTGCGATCCCTGCCAGGAAATTCAAGGCGATATGCCTTAGATGTCATTCGACTTAAGCAGGCATCTGCGTAGGTGGAATCCCCAAAAAGCTGATACCATCCGGATACTGGAATCTGTGAGATAATAATAGTTG